CTATGCTCTATAGTAATTAACGAGCATAACTAATGTACTCATACAGTAACAACTTTATTGGAATTACTATCTCCGCAGTTGTCATATAATAAATTGGACAGTGTGCTAGGTTACATTCACCCAGATTGCATATCACCGAGTTCATTGAACACGGTTACCACACTGATAAAATAGTGGGCTTTTACCTGCCCGTCAAATAACTGATATTATCGGCACGCCGGTTGTCAGGCCAGCACCTCTCAGAAACTTGAAAAATGGTGGGAGCTTCTGGTAACGATCCAGATTCTTGCCGTCTTCAGCGGCACGTGAGCACCTGCTTCACCAAACTCCCTAAAATGGTGGACCCGGAAGGAATCTAACCTTCAATACAAAGTTCGTAGCTTTGCGTGATATACGTTTCACTACGGGTCCGTAAATTAATTATTCGGTCGGAACTTCAATATTAATGCAGTGCGCTTGCTACAGATAATTGCTGCAGTGCGCTTGCTGCATCTCAGGCTCACTAAACCGTCCTCTACGTCGTAAAGTGGATTACAACAACACGGACTTTTACCGTTAACCGAATAAAATTTTTGCTAAGATAAAAAATTAGTTACTTCTGTAATTATCCGTTAATCGCTACCCTGATGCGGTAGAGTTTTCACTGACGCCTTGCCGTCCCGATATGCAAAAAATGGTGGGTAAGGAGGGAATTGAACCCCCAGTGTTACTCAAAAGAGAACGCATTTACAGTGCGTTGCCACACAACCAATAGTAGCCTCTTACCCATAAAATAGTGGACCGTATAGGAATCAAACCTATCGACATTCTTAGCCATGCTTTATCGTCATGTTGAATGTTCAACGTATTAACACCCGTAAGTGTTAAGATCAGTTTCGGCCCAAAAATTGGTGATGTCTCTCCATCTGTCACTTTGTTAGTCGAGCGTGTACAGTGCTTCTAACATAACGTTTTTGTTTACGTTTAAGGCCGTTAAAATTGTCATTTGAGGCAACCTCAATTTCGCCAATGACGTGGCGTTTGCAAATTGGCGGAAATAGAAGGATTCGAACCTTCGGGGCTTTTTAGGACCCGAGACTTTAGCAAAGTCTTGCCATAAACCACTCAGCCATATTTCCTAAACTGGAGGAAGGGGTGGGATTCGAACCCACGGTCGTTTTTAGGCAACTCAAGTTTTCAAGACTAGCGCCTTAAGCCATGCTCAGCCACCCTTCCTTAAAATGGAGCCCTCGGACAGATTTGAACTGACGACATCATGCTTACAAAGCAAGCGCTCTACCAACTGAGCTACAAGGGCAAAACTAACATCCCACCATGCACCTAGAAGCATTGCTGCTTTCACGGATGAACCCGACATTCAGTGCAGGTAGGAAAAATTGGAAAGGTAACGATAGCTCAGTGTTCTGGCTGCATCCGAAGGTGCAGTCGGCATTTCGTTTTTATCTAACACTTAGACCTTAAATGAGCCCGGCAATTTATTTAAAGACGTCCGGGGCTCGTCTCAAAGAACTCTAACTTATTGATTCACTTCGTCCTCACAGAATAGATGTCTTCTGTTATTGGGTCCCACAAAACACTACCCGATAAAGGATGTGGTGGTTATTTTAGGCGTTTCTTGGTACGCTTTTACCAAAGTCAAAAATAAAATGTCAAATAATAAAAAACCCTAAGCTTTTTAGGTCTTAGGGTTTAAAGTTTTTTATGAAAATTGACTTTAAACCCGAACCAAATCTTCTCCTTTAGCTACTGTTGAGTAGCATGGATTAAATTGGGTACTGATTGTGCGTATTGACATTTGTTAATTAATACTTATACATAGTAGCTTATTTTTCCTTAATTACAAGCTTTATTTTTAATATTTTTTAATCTATGTAAAGATAAGGCTTCCATTCTTCTCTAACGTTGTCAGCATCAGGCACAAACACCCCGGTACGGAGCATCTTACGAGGCTTAACTTCGTTACCTTCAATGTCAAAATACGGAAAAATGTTATCCTTTTCGTTGTTACATTTACGACACGCTAAAACTAAATTAAAATCGTGGTTAGTACCACCTTTAGATTTAGGGATAACATGGTCCTTGGTAGCACTGTTAAAAGGTATCGGATTTAAGCAGTACTGACAAGTACCTTTATATATTGAATATAAAGACTTTAAAGATACGGTTTCACCACGTCTTACATGAAAACCAAAGTGATGGCTACATAGTGCTATGGTAGGTATGTATCTACGGGATTCTTCTCCGGTAACTGCATTTGGAGCACTTCTTAAGTAAGGGTGATTATCGAACAAAGCTACATTGTTTGCACACCAAGAAAGAGATGATTCTACAGATGGGTATTGATCCATATCAGCACCATCCCATGATACGATATTGCCGTCTGCATCCATACCTTTAATACGCCCGGTAATTAAGTGTCTCATAGCTGCACGTGCAGAACAAAACGAGAACGCTTGATGGTTCCGGTTAAGGAGAAGGGTAGTACGGGTAGTTGGTTCTACTACTTGTGTAGTTGTGTCCACTAATTTCATTAGCCCTATAATGGGCTCTTAACTCTAAAAAGCAAGCCTAATGTTGCTCTATTATTCCTGGCCGTGCATCTTTAAAAGCTCTTGAGCTAAAGTCTTAACTTTTTCCATATCAGTAGCGCTTAAAATTTCATTAGCAATATGCACTTCAGTTCTTTCTTCAGGATTGGACATGTCTGTTTCGTCATGATTTTCTTCCATTTCACAATCGCTTGTGTTGTCAGTAACTTGAGAATATTTTTCCGCTAAAAGCTTTAATGTGTGCGCCATATTTAATACTTATGCTATCCGCCCTCAGAATTTAACTTCTCCTACCCCAATTCTATTGCCCTCGGTTTGAAGCATTAATATCTTCACGGGAAGCTCTTGATTGAGTTCTCTAGCAACTTTAATCGCACTATCAGTATCCGTAAATTTAGTGGCTAGATTTAACTTACGACCCCACTTAGTTTCAGCGGTATATAGTAAGCCTTCTTCTATAGCATTCCGAGCATTCATATACTTGATAGAAGCGTCTACTATGATATATTCGGTTGTCATTAACGAATCTTACTACGTTTAGATAGGTCCCATACCTCGGTAATCCCTGTTTTATAGGTAACCGTAACTGTATTACCACTCATAGAGTAATTTTGAAGCCCTCTTGCCCCGGTATGAATAGAAAAATAAGGAGCGCCGGTAAGAGCATTAAAGAATTGTAAGAAGTCGCCTGTTGGTCTTGCTGAGTATGCCATAAATTATCTTAGTTCGGGTTTGAGTAATCTCCACGCTGGGCTATCAATTGGTACAATTCCCTCGTCAATACTAATAATCATATCAAGTGCTTCTTGAATAGAATTATACATATACTTATGTTTAAGTTGCCCCATAAGCCATAACGGGCAATTAACCTTACCACCTTCAATAACTGTAAAGATAGGTTTACGAGATGATACTGCAGTGGAAAGTTCTTCAGCAGTACCCCAACTTGCAGTTGAAGGAATAATATAAGCAATAATAAAGTCAGAGCGATCTACCAAATTAAGATCATAACGACGAATATCTCTAGCCCACTTAGTTACCGAGTCATACTCCTCATGAACCATATGATTTCTCATGCGAACGCGTACATCTGGTGATTCGTCACAGTCATTAATAAATGGCTTAGTGTATGGGTTAAACACGGTAATATCCCGTGGTTTAAGTGCTGTCTCCACTGTAGTACGCCAATCACTTCCGTCGGCGTATTCCATTGCACCAATCGTGTAACACTTGGTGCGGTATAATGTATTCATATTTAGATTTTAACTACTTTATGTAGATCTTCAAGGTTTTTTATGACTATGTCGGCTATCTTATATTCCAGTACTTCTTTACCCAAAAGATAAGTCGGTGCCGGTTTAATTAATTCAATAGCGGGCGTTGCATTGTTTGCAGTAAGCATTTCTGAAACTGCTCTCTTAGAACAACGTAAAGACAAGATCTCATTTTCTAGTACTTGATGGTAATCGTTAGAAAGCTCAGAGCTAATATCGTGTAGCATTACAATACTTTGCTCCATTACCATACGTTTACCGGCTGCCCCACACGCCAGAAGAATAGTTCCCGCAGAACTCACATTAGACAAAGCTAAGGTTGCAACTTGACTTTTAAGTAAGCATGCAACTTGATAAATAGAGATAGCTGCATCGAGATCTCCACCTACAGTATCAATCATGAGTAGAATATCTCTGCTACCGCGTTTATCTAACGCAATAAGGTTAGTAATAACTTGTTGGGCGAGTTTTTCGTCAATCTCGCCAAACAGTTGGACTACTCGACAACTACCAAGCGCTTTAATTGATTTTCGATTTGTAGGCATTTGATACTTTTAAGATTGTTTTCAATATTCCGGGCAGTTTTAATTTTCATTAATAGTGTATCAGTACGAGTATTGACGTAGTCCTGAATATCTAGAGGTTTAATATATTTAATACCTTCATCACTATCAAAGTCGATTCCACGATCCTCGCATTTTTCGGCAATAATATCTACTGCCTCTAGTAGAGAGGCCCAACGGGCGAATTCGTAAAGGGAAATCGTGTTAGTTACTGTATTTTCTTTATCCATGTTATTAAGCGGTTCTGTTAGTAGAAGCAGTGTTAGGTATTGGTTCCTGTTCGTAAAGAGGCTCGGTAATAATTGCAGTCTCTGCAACTAAATATATAGAATTTTTATCTCCACAAAAACCGCAAGTGTAACGATTTTCTTTGTCGGTACGTATAATAACATCGCTCTCCTTTTTACAAGAAGCGCATGCAACTTTAATAGAATTCTGGGCAACAAGCTCGGCTTCTTTAATTTGTAAGAATCTAATCTCTCGAATAGTTTTATATTCTAGATACATATTAGTAAGATAGAATAATGCAAACTGTGTAAAAAAAGCAATTACAGCCCAAAGCACAAAAGAGTGATTGGTGTAATACGCTGCCCCTCCAACAGCAGTCGAAATAACTGCAGTAATGGCTATCGATCTAGCCAAGTTCAATATAGTACGTTTCATAAAGCCTATATATTAGGCTCTTTTATTACTTTGGTGCAAGAGAAAAGTCGTGTAAACTTGTAGCTAATTTTTTACACTCAACCATAATACCATTTAACTGCTTTCGAAATGCTTCAAGCTTTGCTTCTCTACCCTTAAAAAACGGAAGCTCATTAGCTTTACGAGCAGCATTTCTTAATTCCTGCGCTTTCAAATAAAGATCGGCAAGCTGTCTAATAGAATCTTGAAGCGGGTACGGAAGTTCTTGAGGGGTACCATAATTATTACCTTGATTCTTTAATCCTCCCACTTTATTAAGAGTGGGAACGCTATCTTTGCTAAATTCATACGGTGAAGCTGTCTCAGGGGTAGATGAACCACCACTCTGGGCACCAGTATAGTAAGACGCTTCGTCTAAAATCTTTTTAGTTTTGCTTTTTTTCACCGGCTTGTTGTATATTTAGTGTCCCGGTCATGAATCTATTGGAACATCTTGGGCAAACCCAATGTGCTTCTGTAATAACATCTTTACCACGCTGCACTTGCATGATTCTAGGATGTACTGAAGGTTGGCCGCATGTAGTGCAGCTTTGTGCGCGAGGTTCTACATTCTTATACATATTGACCAATACTTACTCAAAAGACTTAAAATACCCGGCTAAAATATTGTTATTCAAATCCTTGTTAAAGGTCGCTTGCCAAGTGTCTATCTTTTCTAAAATAGAATTAAACTCCATATCAGTACATATTTCCTTAAATTTCTTAAAATCTGTACCCTTTTTATTGAGCTCTATAAGTTGAGAGCTGTATAACTCGGTTTCTTCTTTGAATTGTTCAAGACCATACGATAAATCCATTAATTTAAGGTTATTATTAATGATATGCTCGTTCTCTTTAATAACTTGTAGGTCTTTTTCATTACAAGTGCCAGTTTTTATATACTGATTGTATGCAATTGCTAATTTTAGCCCTTTTACCTTACCAAAGCCCTCAATTCCAGGTATATTATCTGAAACATCCCCTAGAATAGCTTTATAGTACAAGTATTCCTTGGGCTCTACATTGTAAGTCTCTTTAAAATTAAGCTCATCTACGAGCAGCTTTTTAATAGGGTTATAGTAGGATATATCCTTTGCAACAAGTTGAATAAAGTCTTTATCGACACTAATAATGATTTTTTTACCAGGAATGGTCTTACTCAACCAGCTGATTACATCGTCGGCTTCTAATTTACCCGGAAAAATGCTCTTAACCCCAAGACTATCAACCATGCTAACAATAGCATCAGCACTTTCGTACACAGCTTTATTTCTATCTTGATCTCGGGTGCCTTTATACGAACCCTCAGTAAGTGTGTTTCTAAAACTTACTTCTGAGAGTAATTTCTTATCCCAAGCAATATAAACTTTGTTCGCGTTAAACTGATCAACATATGATTTGATCGTTTTTACGAAAGTAAACGCATTACCGGTGTTTACTCCTTTAGAATTAATTAAAGTACGGCCAGTATTGTTTGCAATCCAGTAAGTACGATGAAGGGTGTTATTCCCGTCGATTAAGAGTGTTATTTCGTTGTGCATCAGTGGCCGTGTAGTTATATTCTGCTAAACAGACATTATATACACTCTTAGGTAGAACATCTACTACTTCTACCACCTTTTTAGATAACCCCCAAACAAATTCGGTCTTAGGTATGACTCGTATGTGTTTATCAGGTAAAGAAAAATACGTATCTTCTTTTTCACTAGTTTTAATTAGCAAAAGCCATTCCCCTTTGTACTTTCCTTCAAGTACTACATAAAGCCGGCGTTTTTTAGGTAAAAACCTAATTTTAAGTGACTTAATTAGAGCTGAAACCATACGGATCGTTTCCGCTCGAGTTTGCGAGATTTTGGTTAATCTTAAATACCACTCTACGCAATCTTTCAAGTAGGGCATCATATTCTGCAGGAGAATTAGCCGATACCATTTCAATTGGATTATCATTAAGGTCGTAACCCATTAACATAAACGGGCCCATAAACTCTTTAACTACAGTCTCAAGTGTGTCGATTTCTTTTTTCTTTTCCTTAATAATACTAGTTTTTATTTTAGAAAATTCAAATTGAGCAAGGCTAACCATCTCCTGGATTTTCCGTTGCTCAACTTCAGTTAAATTAATAAGATCTACTGTGTTATTAGAAGAAATCACTGCTGCGGCGGCGGCAGAAACAGAAGCTGTTGAAGTAGTCATTAACGGACTTTTCTTTTTAGACTTTACAGTTTTTGTTTTTTTACTCACTATCATATTTATAAACTTAACGCACTAAGCTACGGAGCTCAGCCTCAGAAACGGTCGCAGTAAATCCATCAATAACCCCTTTAACAATGCAACCAATCGCGTCGTGAGAGTGAAGAGATTCTAAGTGAGAGCACACAATCTTAAAGTCAATAATTCGACTATCTTTATCAAGCTCATTATAAAGTAGACGGGTTGCGTCTTCAACAAACTTCAAGTATGCCCCGTTAAGTTCAGCAAACGCTTGCTCGTCTTCTCTTTTGACCATGACTTGAGTTTCAGTCTTAAGGGCATTAAGACACATTGCCTGAATTTCTTCAAACCAAATGTGGTCAGTATACTTTATTGAAATACGGGCTGTAGAACGCTGCGAGTGAGATACAACCGCTTTATTACGGTACTTACGGGCATGTTCTCCTAGTTCAAAAGAGCAGGGACAGGCTGAAGAATATACAAAGTCAAAGTGAATAATCTTGTCAAACACACCTTGCTGGTTAAGGTTACATTCAATAGCGATATTGTAGTATTGATACCCCTCGTTACCGGAACGAAGACTCTTTTGAATAATAGGGTAAGAGATCTTAAGAATGATCTTAGCATCAAAAGTGCCGAGGTTCTTCTTATAGAGCTTTAATACGTCTTCAATGTAGTTAGCATCAAATACGTTATCTTTATGCTCATAGAATGAACGAATGATACGAGACATATTGATACCCTTCTTATCGGCATCAAGAGATACAGTACCGGTTACAGCTGTTTCAAGTTCAATAATAGTACCATCTGGACGAGTCCATTTAAGCGGGAGCTTAAAGTTGTGAATACCTACTTGTTGAATAGCAACATTTGCACCTTGAATAAGAGATGAAGGGCCGTTCTGCAAATCGGGCAAAGTAGCAATATAAGCATTATCAGGCTTAAGGTTAGTGTCGTAGTTACGATCTGACTCCATATACTTGTGGTTAACAGCATCAAATAAAGGCTGTTTACCCTCCACGTCTTCTCCGAGCCAATCGTATGGTTTAGAATTATTCATAAATTTAAATGTCAAATTTTTATCTGCTACTGTAGTTGTCTGATTTGTTATTGATTCCATATTTGAAGAGGTACGATATTATAACCTCGATCGAGTCAGTTTTCAACTTAAACTTCTCAGGAATATACTGTCCCCCATCATAAAATTCAAAAAAGGTTTCCCCGAACATACCTTCGTGATTAACGTAACAGGTACAAAAGATAGACGCATGACCAGGATCGATCATTACCGTCCAACTACGAGGATCTGCTTCACTATACTCATCAAATATCTTATAGACGATATAACCGGAGTCTTTAAGTCTTTTAACGAAGTAACTCTGAGTTGTAATCTTATTAGACATTATTTGACCAATCCAGAAATAATAAACTTAAATTCTGTGTCATCTGTCGGTTTAACGTAAAATGACATCACTTTAAACTTAAGATTAATACCTACCCGGGCACGTTCAAAGCGTACCCCGGTAAGCACTCTAAATATATCTAAATTAAAAGGAAGCACTTGCGATAGTGGTTGACCCTCTACTTTGTCGGCTACCTTAAGAGAGATGTTGTCTGTGTTACTCTTTTCTTTATCCCCAAGTTCGCAATATACCCCATCAGGTTGTCCGTAGAGGTATATCTTGTTCGTGTCGGTAGTAAAAGAACTCGCTTTAAGAATCTCTTGTAGTTTCTTGTACTCGATATCAAAAAAGGTATCAAGCTCAAGAGACTCAATCTTTTCCTTCTTAAGAGTGACTTTAGGTACAACAGCATCATCTAGGAAATGATACTTAAATTGTATAGAAGGTGACTTATAAGTTAGGTGATTACTATTAAGCTTAAACACTAGATCATCTTCTTCAATACAATCTATAACTCGTAGAAGCTTTTTAATGTCACCAATATTAAGAGTTTGCTCTTCTTCTATATCGATAGGGTGATTATACTTGCCTAGTAGTATAATACTAGTATCAGGTTTATTACACACTACATACAGACCTTCCTTAGTGACTTTAATAGAAGCAACATCAACTGCTTTACTAATTACACTTAGGTAGTTATCCGCAAAATCTTTTTTAACCAGCTTGAGTTCCATTGTCTTGGGCTTTCTTCAGTTTTTTTTTATCTACTAAGGTAGAGAGTTCGTTAATCTTGTCCGTAAGGAGTATAATCTTGTTCTCGATTTTATCAATAGCCTGCATGATATCTTCGTACCGAACTTTTTTATCAAAATCAAGCTCAAGTTGATTATTATCAGACGGTTTTGGCTCAATATAAGGTAAATTTACTACCCCGGGTGGTAGACTGGGGATAGAAGAAAGATCCACCCCCGGAGATGCAAGAGAAATCTGATGTGTGAGTGGCTGTGGGGGTTGCATCTGCTGTTGCGGCGACGCTCCCATAGCTTTAGCAATACCCGAAGGCATTACCTTAGCCATATCTACATCACTCACTTTCAAGTCTCCCAAAGAAGATTTCTTCACTCCGGTAATATCGTTTTGCACGAATTTACCCATCATAGCAATAGCAATTACTTGCTCTTGAGTGAGACCTTGACCTTGAGACGCAATACGTTCAGCCTCTTGATCAGACATATGCGGTGCAGCAGACCGAGTTTGATCGGCCTGCTGACGCGCTTGCATAATTTGTTGTCTTCTTTGTTGTTCAGTCATTCTTATAGGTCGTCGAGACCGTCAAGGATTGACTTAACTTTATCGTCGTTAATAGCTGTATCTACGTCTACGGGTTTAGTAGCTGGTTTAGGGGCTGGTGCCGGTGCACTAGCCTTAACAACTGGTTTAGGGGCAACGTATGGAACGTCTTCTTCAACAACCTCGATACCAGCATCTGGCTTTTCTGCTGCAGCGGCATCTTTACCGTAAAAGTTAGTCTCGATAAAGGTTTGGATTTCTGCAGCGGTCTTGTGCTCAACAAGAGTATTAAGATCGTGAATGCTTTCGTAAATTTCAGAAATCTTATTTTCGTCAAAGTTCTCAACGGGGCCAGGGCTCAGGAACTTCGAAGCAGTATAGGTCGGATATTTAGGGGCACCTGGCTTATCAGAAACAAGCTCGGCTTTGATGCGAAGACTGCAACCGTTTGCGGAAAGATCAAAGATCTTAGCACCGAATTCAGCTGAATCATCGCCTTTAATAGCCGAATCAATAATCTTGTTAAGTTGTTTGCCGTAGCGAAGAACTTTAACAGTGCCGTTATTTTCAGGATTCTTGGGGTCACTTACGACTAGAACATTAACGAGCCAGTTTTCTTTACGGCGGAGATTAGCTTTAGCGCGTTCGATCTCTTCTGGAGATCCTTCCCGGAGAATCTTGAAGTAAAGCTCGCTAACCGGGCAACGCTCTCCCCAAGTAGAAGGTGAGTTTACGCTAGCGTATTGACCGGTAGCAATGCTATTCCAGCCGTGATGGTAATAGTGGACGAAAGTCTCGGCAGGCTTCTTAAGATTAGGAAGAAGGCGGACTACGTAAGTGGCTGGGCCGGCAATAGAGAGAATGTTCTTATAAGCAGAACCCCCCGTTTTATTTTTAGCACTCTCAAGAGCGCTCTTAATGCTTTCGAACATATTACTGTTGAATGTAGGTTTCATATATATAGTTTAATTTTAGTTTATTATTAGTTTTAATCAATACGATTAGTTATTTTAGTTATTATTTTGATACCTTCATCGATTACGTTCTTAGCTCTAGTAGACGTGTTCAATCTCATTTTATATTTTGAAATGCTATTGTACACACCTTTTAAGTAAAGTTCTTTATCTTGAAGGTTAAGAGAGTTTAGCTGGGACTCAAAAAAAGGCAACTTAATTAACACATACACGTTAATCATTTTGTTAGCAAAGTCCACAACTGGTCGGTAGGTATACCCGTCTTTACCGGTGCAGTATTGCTCAAGTGTAATTTTTTCTTCTATACACTTACAAGCAATTGCCTTCAGTGATTTCTTAATATCGGCAATTTGATCTTCTGTATCCGGAGATTCTTCTTTCTTCTGTTTCTGAAAGTTAGAGTATACTGCAATTGCTTTTTGAGTGGTATAAAAGCTTAAAGGAAAATGATCTTCATCTTTATATATCTCATAAGGTGCGCGAAAAAATTCGTAAGGTGAAAGCTGAGGAAACTTCTTAAAAAACAGTTCAAGCTTTTGACATATAAAACCGTCTGGGGTGTCTTCGAATTTATCAAAGTTCTTACGCGGTCTCCACGGCGCATTCTTTGAGCCCCTAGAAACGGAAAGGTAAGTGTTGTATATTTCAGGTACAGTCATTTAGTGTTACGATTGTAACACCTCTCTCACAACTTTGCTACGACATAAGTTGGAATTATACTTCAAAAACAGTAGTAAAGCTTCTCTATCATTATCTAAATGAACCATTTTCATGTAGATCTTCTTATAAATTTTATTTTTGACTATTAACGAAAAAACTGCTACGTTATTGAGTTTCTTATTATGAATAATAGAGCAAAAAGAACTAAACTTAATTAACTCAGTCTCGATTTCCTCGTAAGACAATGAGTCTAACGGGTTATCATGAATTGCTTGTTCTAAAGCTCCAATTACCCCGGACATGTTATTGGCTTACCGGGGTTAATTGTTTTACAAATTCCATAAACGCGTCTGTAATCTTACCACCAGCAGCATATTCATGACCACCACCTTCACAGAGCTTGGTGGCTAGCTTTGACATATCTATAGTACACTCTTTCTTTTTTCTAAACGAAACATGAGTACTACTTGTATTAACAAAAAATACTATGTCAGAATTGTATTTCTTTAAAAGATAATCGCAAACATCATTAGTATATTTGGTGCCGGTAGTACCAGTAACTAATATATTTTGTTTGCTAATGCTTACGTTACCGGAAAACACTTGTAGACTGTTAATAAGAGCATCTCTACCGGTCTTATACTCTTTAACGATATTTTTCTCTTGAGTATTCAACTCATCAAAGCCGTTATAGAATCTTTCAACAAATTTATGAGTGCGAGTATTCTCGAGTGTGCGCTGGGTGTTACTGAATGCGCAATTTAGATCGTATGTCTCAGCTAATTTAAGTTGATAACAATCATAATCATTAGCTAATGCGACAAGATATTTTTGCTTATCAGATAATTTTAAAGAGTCTTTATATGCGACATACATTAACTTTGCACAAGAGGTTGTCTCTACTACATGGCTAACATCAGCTTGATTGTAACCCGATAATGCCCGTACATGTGTTGAATGGTGGTCGATTACAAGAGACTTCTTATTATCGATGAGATCAATATGATTACTGACATCTAAATCTAAAAACACTACGTTGTCGTAATTGCTGATGCTGTCGCTTTCCAGCCACTTTAAATACTCTTTTCTAAAATTGGAAACAGTAACCGGGGTGAATTTTATATCCCCAGGCTTGGCGTTTAATGCCCAATGTAGTACTAATAAACTGGTTGCACCGTCTAAATCTATATCTGTAAAAACGTATATGTTCTTAGCGATCACAATGCTTATTTAACTTATTATGACAAGTTTTCCAGCTTTCTTTCCAAAGCTGTCATTTCATCGGCATCCTTGCCATTATTAGTAGTGAGTCCAATATAGTCTTTTTCTTCGGAAAGCGATAGAGTTGTATAATCAATCCGCATTGCAGTTGCACCGTGCTTAGGTCCGACCCGGTTCTTAATACCACCTACTTTAATAATGCCAAGGTCCTGGTCTCCTTCTTCTTGATGAATAGACCAAACCACATCTGCAGTAAAGGCTACACCAAGGGATTCAGATACAGTATCAAGACTTGGGTTATCCATACCTTCTCTATTCGTTTGAATTGCACTTACAATAGGTATGTTAAAGAAATAAGATAAAGCTCTTAGATCTTCAGCTGTAGACTTACCTTGCTCATAAGAGTTATCGCCCGAGCTAGCCTTGAGTAGACCTAAGTAGTCAATCACTAATACCTCTGGTTTAATCCCGTTTTTAATGAGGGACTCCAAGTAAGCCTTAATACTACCTATAGTCACGCTTTTAGGCGGGAACTCTTTAATAATAAGCTTACGTTTACGTTGTTCAGATACCTCTTTAAAATATCCCTCAAGTGCACCGATTTGATCTCTAATACCGTTAATTGGAATCTTAGATACATGGCTGCTTATTCTCTTAGCATACATCATTTCAGGCATTTCTAAAGAAATAAGTACCGTGGTAATGTCTTTTGCTGCCATATTACTAGCTACATTACCTAGAAAGATACTCTTACCCACGTTGGTTGGTCCTAAGAACAAGTACAAAGCACGGCCCTTCTTAGCTAAGCCACCACCGATCTTTTCATCAATAAAGTTCCAACCAGTGGGTATTACTTCACTGTCTGTACCAAGCTCTTTAAGTATTTTATCGTATTCCCCGTAAAAGTCTAAGCCAATCTCATTAACCAATTTAATGTTACAAGCTTTCTCAAACATCTGTAAGAATTTACCATAATCGGCTTTATCATTAGTGAAGTCATCGACAATTTTAAGTACAGTGTTATAAACAGTCTTTTCTTTAAAGAACGTTTCAGTGTTTTGGATTAGTTCATCGATATTACCATTAAGATCGATTTGCTTATAAGACGTAAGTGTATCTTTTATTAACTTAGTATCCTCTTCCTTTTTAAGGTATGTTTTAATTTCCGTAATGGTAGGTAAAGCACGTCTTTTAAGGTAAAAATCTTTAATAATGCTAATTATTAGTCGATTGCCAGGCTGTTTAAAGTTCTCTGGCTCTAAATATTCTAACACTAAAGAAGTATAGTAAGAATTCGTTAAAGCTTGACAGGCAATAACGTTTTCAAAGTATTCAGAGTTAACCTGAAGTTTATTCTTCATAAGGGACATTATATCGTACTATATAAAAAAAGCTAAGGTTGCCCTTAGCTTTTATTTTAATTATTCTGCAGCAACATTTTCGTCGCTTTCGATGAGACCATCGATTGCGTCTGCTACAGTACTACCCTGCCCACCGTAGCAAACCTTTTCTTTAAGGGTCTGCTCTAGAGCGGGTAATGCTTTCTTTTCCCAAAACTCAACGTCATTCTCCCAGTTCTTCTTATAACCAATCTTTTCAGTACCGAGGAAGTAAGATTTATCTCCGGTTACAACTCCCATAGCAATTGCCATATCAGCAAGACCAGCATAACGACTCAAGCCAGTACGGAAGTTATTATAAAGCTCGGCTTTAAGGAACGAAGGTACGAAGCGATTCTTAACTGTCATTGCTGACAAGGTCACTCCGCTTACATTGTGGGCCACACCAATTGACTCTTCTCCTTCGTTCTTGTCTATTTTTTCGTTGCGAGTGGCAAGTTGAACAAGTAAAGAAGCAAGATAAACTGGACCAGAACCACCTGATTGCTTCTTAACTAATTCTGGATAAAGGGAAGTAGGATTATCATAGATATGATTGGTAAACAAGATTGGTACCCGAGCTTTAGCGGCTTTAAAGGTAAGGGCTCGCATCATAGATTTCATAGCTTTCGCTTTAGTACCCATATCTGCTGCATCTTTACCTTCAGTAACGTCTCTCAACTCTTTAGCGCTAGCCAAGTTACCTAAACTATCAATAGCAATGATTACTTTGAGGTTTGGATCATTTGCCGCAATAATCTTATCAAGAAACGTAGCAATCTGATTGCGGCAGTCTTCCACGGTCTCAACAGGATAATATTTAAGCCTTTTAGGATCAATACCAACACCTTCAGCGGATTGACGGTCGACTGCAGCTTCGGTATCCCAAACAGCCGCAAAATAGCCTTTCTTTTGCGCGTTGGCGATGATCTTGTTAACAATAAGTGTCTTTCCAGCGCCCGAAGGACCGGAAAAACCAGTAATGCGGCCAACAGGAATGCCCCTATAAAGGGAACCAGAAAAGATAGCATTAAGAGCATATGAGCCAGTGTCGATCCAATCCCCTACAATAGAGAGTGAATTGGCATCTGAAAGCAAAGATGCATCTGCATTAAGAGCATCAACAGCTTCAAAAATGTCAGTAAGAGACGACATCTTAGTTTCACTATTATTATTCTCGGTAGAAGGTTTACGTGCCATATTACTTGGTGTCTTCGTCAGCGTCAAACAGCTTGATCGTAGGAGCTGGCTCGTTCTTAATCGCTTTAAACATCTCTACGTATTGGGCAACCAAATTTGCTTCAAGTTCACAGCCATTAGCAACTACGACAGATTGCTTAGCATAAGTCCAGGACGGAAACACGTCTCGGTCTTTAAGAAACTCTCTAAACATAAGAGGGTAGAGTTGTACTTGAAGTTTCTTTTCGTTGGTTGGAGCCACATTAAGAATAGCTGGTTTAGTAATAGTAATGGTATCGTTGTCTTGCTTAACAAGAGTTGCAACAATTGTGCGTTGAATATTATCGAGGAATACGATGATTTTTGAGTCCATAGTGTTATATTAATATAGTTTTTGTAAAATTCAACTAAAATAAGGGGTTGTCTTCATGAAAATGATAAGTATTGTTATGAATAAGTTTTATGTATATGTATTATTGGATAGCCGTAAGCCTGGAAAATACCAATATAAAGATGTTGAATTCGAATACGAACCGTTTTATGTTGGTAAAGGTTGTGGTAATAGACACAAAGCTCATACATGTGAGTGCAATATGAAGTACAATAAACATAAAATCGCAAAAATAAATAAAATTAAAAATAGTGAGTACAGTATAGTTAGTAGAAAAGTATATTGTGAGTTATCTGAAAGAGATGCACTTATACAGGAAAACGAACTTATCAAAAAAATAGGTAGAACGGATAATAGGGACGGACCATTAACTAATAAAAATAGTGGTGGGTTAGAAAATAACGGGTTTGGGGAAGAATACCGTAAAGCAATTGCTAAAGGCAATGCCGGTAAAGTTCGTTCTTTAGAAACACGTCAAAAGATATCAAAAACTATGACAGGTATAAAGCGATCTGTTGAATATAAAAATATGCTTTCTAAAAACAGACAAGGTATCAATAACCCTGGAGCTAAAAAATATCTATTTACTGACCCAAAAGGTAAAACATATATTTGTGAAGGTGCTTTTAAAAAATTTGTAAACGAACATAAACTTGAATATAGTATTATGCGTTATATTTTAAAAAACCAAAAAAAAACCACCCGGGGTTGTAGTTTCGGGTGGTTTGTAGAATATCTAAATTGAATTACTGTCTAGGGAACTTAAAGTATGGTTTTTTAGCGTTAATAAGATTTTTATCTAAAAGATGCTTGTGGGTAGCACGTGTGGGTACGATATCCCAACCACCACGACGTGCATAAAAAGCTGTTACTAGTAACTCATCAGGGGTTATTAAATCATATAATCGTTTGAACGCACACTCAACTATCTCCTCGTGGAAGTGACATTCATTACGGAACGAGACAATCCACTCTAATAGAGAGCGCTCTGTTACTGCTTTAGAACCTTTATAATAGATAAAAATATCCCCAGAGTCTGGCTGCTTAGTAATTTTGCAGTTAGAACGAAGAAGGGTACTCATATAGCGCTCCTCAACCCAACCTATATCAACTTTTCCGTCTAACTTTAACAAATCAGCGGTCTCGTTAAATACAGTAAATTTCATTTTCTTTGCTTCAGGAATTTCTTCAAGAACGTCCCAGCCACCGTAACTATTAAACCACTCATTTTCTTTTAAGTAATCCCCCTCTAATTTTTGAGTGTAAAACTCTACCTTAACCGGCGTCTCAAGCAATGCAGAAAGATCTTTTTCGGCAGTAGCTTTAACGTTCTTAAGAACTTCTTTAGGGGTCTTACCGGATGGTTGCATGTTAAACCCGTTCCAGTAAAGCTTCATTGACTTAGACTCTACAATGTATGGGTTAGTAGCAGCATAAACTACTTTAGCAACAAAAGACACTGGTAGACCGGCATCTGTTACTGCACTACATTCATAACCGTTCCAGATATCATAACCGACAAAAGGAAGGGATTCATTTTGCAAGTCAAGATGCGTGCGATTACGTTGACGTTCTTCACGTACAAGGATGTCAGGGGAATACGTAGACGGAGAATCAACTCTCTGTCCGAGTACTTTATCGATATTATTTGTATTATAGCTCATTGTTGAAATCGGTTCTAATTGCGTTAATCACAGTATTTGCACGTTCTGATACAGAACCAGTTAAAAATACTACTTTATTACTAACACTAAAATGTCTCGTGTAAAAATCAAATTGCTTTACAACCCCATCAAAGAATTCTTTATTTACACTACGTTCTCCATCTTCTACTAGAGGTAGCTCAGGTGCGATGTAAAACACTTTATTGTAATAAGGTACACACTGTTCATATACCTCATCAATTGCATCCATAATGTTCTTACTCACTTTATTCTCATCATAGAAGTAGCGGCTATAAGCAGCTCCATCCAAGGCACCCCGATCCATAATCCAACGCCCTGGAGTCAAAGCAAATTCTAGATGGCGAGCCATAATTAAATACTGCGAAACAGAATCTCCTGCTTCGTTAATAGGCAATAGTTTGCTTAAGTCTCTAGTAAGATTGGTCCTAAAAGAAAACTTAAAGTCGTGCGTAAGCTCGACATTTTCTTTTAGCTTATTTACCAGAGTAGTTTTTCCTTGTGAATGTGCTCCACAAATTACTACTTTATAGTTATTGTCCATAAATTGATGCGTTGAGTATATCTTTTTTCTTCAAAAAGGCTACCCAATTTCTAACTGAAACCCGGTGTAAGTGCTTAATGTAGTTATCTAAACTACCAAACTCTTTTTTAATGTCTTCACTCATAAAGTATGCTGATGCTGTTACTTCCCCGGCATCCACTTCAGCAACTACTTTATGTATAACATGCCCATGGTATCTATAATTAACATTAGAATCCCACACCTTAGCTTGAGGGTCTTTACCTTTTAACTCCGGATACTTAGTTATTAAACCAGGATGACCATTATAAATATTGTACCGGAAACAAATTTCCGGGGGTAACACTCTTAAAAATCCGTGTAGTGTAACAAAGCCAGTATGCTTTAAAGCAGTAACATACTCTTCCACAGTGGGTTTTTTAGGTAAAAAGATAAACTTTTCAAATGCTATTGCAAGTAATTCTGGGTTAATCTTATGTATATCCTCAACCGGCTTATTAGTTACAATAACATCAGGCACACAGTTAAGATGTTTAGAGACTTCTAAAATCTCTGAACCAGATTGCGAAAATAATACTCCCCATGTGCTTCTTCTTTTCATACATTTAAGCGGTAACCTATTATATTATTACTAAAAGAAATTACCATAGCAAAGTCTTTGATCTCAGCACTTTTTATGTAATCCTTTACAGCTTTAAATTCTGTTACTGGAAGTACTTCATTTTTCTGGCAATCAATAAAGTAATAATCCTTTACAGTTACCCCGTCTCGAAGCAAGTGTGGGTAAGCTATTGACACATTATGTGTAATAGCCTCAATATCAGTTAATTCATCCATTCACGTAGCTACGGAAAGCAGCAAGGTTGTCTGCAATACATTTCTCTTGAGCAGCATCTGGTACCGAATCAAGTAGATCAACCAGTTTAGTACTCTCTTTATTCCAAATACCGATCTTATCAGAGTATGCGATCTTCTTGATACCATGCACTATAGGTGAAGAGGTATCCAAAGAGTCAATCCAGCTAAACTCTGGTCCTTGATAAAAGCTGAACTCTCTAGGGTGTGCGCAACCAAGAAGATGGTGAGGCTTACCTTTATTAATAACACCATCGTTCATTAAGCGAGTAAGAGTCATCACTCGGCCCATCATAAACGATACCCACTTGTTAGGATGAGGAAACACTTCTCGGTAATAAGAGTAGTCAAATGAAATAGCGAGCTTATCTACATTCATTACTTGATCCATATGGGTATAACATTTAACCAGCTCCCCGTAATTTTTACCCTGCACTACCCCAATCATTCTACTCTGTGTGTGAGGTACGTTATTCCAATCTAGTCTAAAATTCCAGTCCATAGCAGATTTAATCGTACCATTACAATCCTCTAGCACATCTGGAATAATGTATTCGGTGGGTAAAAGTTTGTTAATCCAATATGCGTATCGTTCCGAATCAAAAGCAGTACCAAGCTCAAATGTTGAGCAATCTAATAATACGCATCTACCTTGTTCAAGACTATCTTGAAAAAACTTATAATACTGCGGGTAAATCTCGAACAAATGTGTGAGGGCATAATCATAATCATTATACGTACGAGACATTTCGAGCATGCTTAAAGGTGATTCGTGAGATATTTTAATCATAAATATAGTTACTAGTTTAGTAATTATATATATGAACTATGTTAAATCAACCTTTTATGTGTATGTTTATACTAATCCTTTAAAGCCTGGAAGCTTTAACTATGATTCAGCTTCGTTTAAATACGAACCCTTTTATGTGGGTAAAGGTACCGGAAGTCGTGCATATAGACATATTTGGAAAGGTAGCGGGGGTAATAATAAGTTAAAACAAACAGTACTTAATAACTTAAAAACATTTAACTTAAAAGATTATATAGTGTTTGTAGAGAAAGGACTAACTCACGATAGATCTATCGCACTTGAAGCAAAGTTAATATCTGAAATAGGTCAAGTTATTAAAAATAATGGTCCATTAACAAATATAATCGAAAAGGGTGGTCGTACTTCTTCTCTAGAAGTTATGCAAAAAAGACAGGAGGCGCAAAAAAAAGCTTGGACCTTCGAGCGACGTAAGCAGCATTCAAAGCGTATGAAAGTACTTTATTACGCAAAAAATAGTAAGTTAAAAAAAGGATTAATGGTTCCGCACGATAACAATGGGAGCCAAATAAGTCTCACTAGAAAGCGCTTATTTGCAGAGGGGGTGCTTTCAGTTAAAGGGAAATATAATTCAAGAGCTAAGCATTGGCTTTTTATTGATCCCGCTGGAGAAAAATACGATATTATCGGAGAATCTGAAACATTTTGTAAGAAACATAACTTGCCGGTGTGGACGATGAGAGAAATAGCTAAAAAAAGTTGTAAATATAAAAAAAATAACTGGAGAGGCTGGAAATGCTATTTATGTAAATAGGTCAAATAGATCGGTTTGTGCTTGGTTGTTAACTTCAGGTAAACGCCAGTTGAGAGCGGTATAAACTGCAATTACTGGTGGTTTAATAATTGTATCGAACATCTCTTCGTAATCAACTTCAAAGTCCTTAAATTCTGGTGGAAAACTTACTGGGAAGCAAAGTGTGTCGATGTTATACTTGTTCGGCGCAATATAAATCTTCTTAACTTTACCGCCTGAAGTAATGCGTTCGTATTTTGTTTCTAAGTTACGGTGCTTAAGCAATTGATTATACCAAATAGCGCCTTTGACATGATTCGGGGTGCCTTTAGCAATTTTAAACCCATCTGCACGTACTTGATGTTTTTCAATATCGCTCAACCCACCTCTAATGGCAATATCATCAATCGAAAGCTTTTTAAACGTATCATACACGTCTCGATAAATAGTATTAGCTTTAATCTGATCTTGTACTAATAAACTACTTTCAATTACCTTTTTAATAAGCTCTTTAGCTTTCTTAGGTGTGGTAGAACGGGCAATCTCAACCCCGACATATTTAAACTTGCTTACATCTGCCCCTTCATCATTAATAACGTGGATAATGTAACGTTTCTTTTCAAGGTAAACTGCAACATCACAAATTGATTCCCGTTTAAAATAATACCGCGGGTCAATTGAGTTTAACTTGTCCTTAGCCCATTCTTTAATTTTAGCGTTGAGATAGACCCCGAGTTCATCATCAATAAACTTAAGACCCTCTTTATTAACTTTACCGTCTGTAAAGATGTTTAAATTCTTCTTGTCCAGGAGAGGCTGTATAGTAATATGAGTACTATCAGTATCGTTGTAGATTGTGAGGGACTTACCCTGGTAGCTAAGGACTTCTCGTGCGTATTGATCCAGTATTTCACTAGCCTGCTTAACAACAGCTTGACCCGTGAGAGTAATACTACCAGCATGATCGCTATCGCAAATAGGACTAAACTTATTAGCAAAAACACCGTATATAGAGTTAAGCAAAATCTTGATAACATGCTGAATAGTGTCAGCTCTTTCCATGTTCGCTTTGCAGATTCGATATTCATCAGTGGCTATATCTAACTTACTGAGTTTCTTTTTTAAATCCACGTATTGATTCTTATTAACAACCCGCTCACTATAAAGACCATCGATAAGCGAGGGCACCACACCTTTCTTCTTTTGTGTGTAAAGTACGTTAGCTTTGGATATCGTAAGCTTTTCGGATTGAACAAACTGAATAAACTTCTCGTTAGTAAGCTTGAAATCCTTATTATTAGCTAAGCGTAACGTAACACTCTCATCATCCTTAGCAACTATCTTACCGACCTTTGTCTCCGGGGATATATTCAGGGTAATAATAGTATTAGGGTATAGTGAATTAGCGTCATAACTTACAATAGAGGTTTGAAGACCTCTTTCAGGGTCTCTAACGTATCCACCCTCAATAGCTTCCCGGGTAGGTCCTTCCACAAAGGTAGGTATAACCATACCATGCTTATAGGCTTCTAATGCAACACACCCAGTAACAATAGATACTTTACCAAGAGCAGCTTCAAAGCTAGTCAACCCTTTATAAGCAAGCATTCGAATAATCTTAAAGAACTGGAGTTTCTTCTCCATTCTCACAAGTAGATCGACGTCCTGAATATTATACTCAACAAAATTGTTCCAGTCAGACTCAGAAAGATCGGCTAAGTTAGTGGCGTTAATAGCTAGCTTACCTTCTCCAAGCTCATGTTGTGCGACAAAGTTAAGTGCGTAAGATTCAAGCAAACCACGTGCAAAGCCCTTATACACTTCCATGTAATCCATTGCAGAAATACCGTGAATATACCAACGATCGAGCTCTTGACCTTTAACAAAAATACCTTTACGGCACCACAGACTCTGTACCGGCGAAAGCCGTTTTGCAGCATCTTCTCCTAAAAGATTATTAATGCGGTTAATGAGGTAAGGAAAATCGAAAAAATCTGTATTCCAACCTGAAAGAATATCAGGGTAGTAGTCTTTCTCCCAAAACTCTAAGAACTTTTCTAATAGATCGTGCTCACTTGTACACTCAGTATACACTACGTTCTTACGAGTGGGGGTATAGGGCTTAGCACCAAACGAGTAAAATGTTTCCGAAAGCGTATCGTAAACGGTAATTAAGTTAATTGGGTGCTTAGCATCCTTAGCTTGAGGGAACTCATCCGGGGAGTACACTTCGATATCAAGAAAGCATACTTTAAGCGGATTATTAGAAAATTCAGGCTTATCGTAAACGTCTTTGTATTGCTCAATTAAGAATTGCTGCTCGACCTGAATATTGTGATAGAGCCGTTTGATAGCACCATCTTGAGCAGACTTATTGCGTTCGTAGTTATTACGAAATACTTTCTTCTTTAACTTAGTATTAAAGATAGATAGTGCATCAGCCGTCTCAGCATTAGTCTCAATATAAAAGTACGGTAAGTAAGGGCTTCTTTCAATTACCCGGTTGCCATGCTCGTCCCACTTAAAAAGATGGCAAGTACTATCCCTAGAACTATAATAAATGTTACGATACACAGTCTAGTATTGTGTATCGTTTCTAAATTTTATCAAGGTTAAAATTAACCAAAATACAAATTAGTAAATTCCTTAATATGATCTTCAAGCCAGTATCCAGTAGCAACTTTACGTGCTTTATCAGATTCATTGAGGTAATATCGACGATCCCCGGTAACTTTTTTAATAATCTCTATCATTTCATCAGCAGTATTAAATCTAAGTGGAGCAACTGGGTTGGTATTATAAGGAGCAAGATCTTGACATACACAAGGTATACCAAGCGCGCCTGCTTCAAGATATTTGATGGGCGCTTTAGCTAGATTGAATCTATTATTCTGTAATGGTGCAATCGCGACGTTAATATTGAGATTATTAAAAGCAGTAGGATAATCCCAAATACGAACCCAAGGGTAATATTCAATATCCCCGCTTCTTACATAAGGTGCAAGTTCCCGTGGGCAACCACCCATAATTACCCACTTAAAGTTCTTAACTGTCTTAATAATTATGTTGGAAATATCAGCAAAATCGTCTTTTGCCCCAGCTACCTCCCCTACGTTAAAATGGGTAGGACTACCAATGTAACCAACTCGTGGTCGGCGTTTATTAAAATCAAAATTTTCTACAATTTTAGCTTTATTATAAAAGCGATCCATCCAAAACTTTGGCATATAATTGGGTAGAGTTATACCTTTAACCCCGGTCTTTTCCTCGTAATACTTTGACATGTAGTCGGTAGGGGTGGTAATACCATCACACAATTTCATAATTTCTATTGCAGAAGCAATAATAGAGGGGTCAGTAAACGCTTCTCTAGCTTTATTGTAAACAGGAATATCTTCAGGAAAAATAACATCATCAATCTCGTAATAAATCTTAAAATTATTTTTCTTTTTTGAGACTGCCTTTAAAAATTTAACGAAACTTAATTGGGTAGGGGTAACTTGACGCTGGATTCTTATACTTTCAATACCTTCATAAAAGTTTTCCTGCAAAAGCATAAAATTATTATTACTAATAACCCCCAATTGTTGGCCATTAATAACGGATTCCGGCCAGTGCATTCTCCAAAAACCACACCCTTGATGATCAGCTGCAAAGCTAACTGCTCTTTTTAACCCACTTATCATTGGATTCATAGAGATAGGTACCTGCACAGGGGCAGATTGCACCATAGGGTTACCTACCATAGGTGCACCGAATGGAACTTGTGGGGCGCCAATAACGCCGTTGTTGTTAGGAAATGTCATAATTAGTTGTTCTGGTTGTTATACCGTTTTTCTTTTCGAGGTAGATAATTTCTCCACCGCTGCAATACTTCTTACTCTCATTACGATGAGAAATAATATAAATTGCTTCATTATACATATCTACCCTTTCTTTAAGAATATCAAGTACTAACTCAATACCTTTATCGTCTAAAGATGAATCGAACAACTCATCAAACATGCTCAAGTTAATAGAAACATCTGCTTGTGCGCGGCGAATATCTTGAAAGGTAAATAACATTGCAAGATCTATAGATTTACGCTCCGCCCCGGAGAAGTTAAAATAGCTACACTCTTTACCACGTTCATTGGTAATAGTTTCTTCAAAAAACTCATTAAATTTAACTATACTATTACCTTCCAGTCTACGTAAATAATGTTCAAGTCTTGTATTGAGTACTTGTATAATCTTCTTAACAATAAACGATTTAACCCCTTCTTCAGAGGTAATAAACTTTGCACTCTCGATAATATCGAGACGTACCTGTAATGCTTCAATACCGTCTTTAATTGACTTTTGACGTTCTAACACTTTGTCAATAATTTCTTGAAAATTGTTAGAGTCTTTGTTAATCTCTTCGATATCAGACAAAAGAGATTGCTGCCAGCTTTCTATTTGAAGAACCCGAGAGTTAAGACTTTCTACTTCCTTTTTGCGGAGTGCAAACTCGTGTAATTTGCGTTCCAAATCAGGGATAGACTTTTCTAGTTTTTCTACATTTTTACGCGCTTCAGCTAAACGAGGATTTTCTCTATTAAGCACTTCTGTATACTTAAACACCTCTTTTCCACATTCATCTTTATCTTTTTCGTACTGAGTGTTAGCGGCCTCTGCAAGATCTTTACCGCAATGCAGACACTTACTATCAACCTTTTTGAGCTTTTTAATACGGTCAGTGTTAAACTTAACATGGGCTTGGGCTTCAGTAATAAGTTTAACAATAGCATCGGTCTTCTTAGAGTGAGCTCTTTCTGCTTCTTTAAGTACCTTTAAATCCTCTTCAATTTTGTTTTGAGCTTCTGTATCAACAGACTCAAGTTTACCGATCTTTTGATTTAAAATCGCTAATTCTTGTGTGTTGTTGCTTTGACGTTGTAAAAGAGAGTCAAGACGAGTTTTTTTAGAAACCTCATAATTATCTCTTTGCTTGGTAGCTTCGATTAAAGAACGAGCAGTCTCATCGTGCTTGGTGGATTCAATATCAAGATTGCGTTTAGATTCGTTAAATTGAGAACGAGCTAACAGCAACATATCCCCAAAGACTTCTAGCCCAAGAATGCCTTCAATAAATTTGCGTTTTTCGACCTTCTTTTGAGCCATAAACGGTATAGTATTATTAATTGTCATTACCACACTATTCTGAAACACTTCAGATGAAGTCTTAATAGTCTCTGTAATAAATTCGGTTGTTTGAGGTACCCCAGAGCGGGTTACATCTTCTCCGTTAATAAAAAATAAGCACTTAGTAGGATTAAGAGTACGAATAATCTTACACTCGCTTGTGCGGTCGTTTAGTACAAAATTAAACTCTAGCTCTACTTCACACAGACTGTCTGGTGCTTGGTCGTTAACAATATTTTCTTTCTTAACATCTCGAATGGTACTACCGTAAAGAGCAAAATGCACTGCATCTGCGATAGTAGATTTACCCACGCCGTTTGCACGGTCTGCCTTATCATAGTTTTTACCTGTGATAATGTTAAGACCTGGTTTAAAATTAATCTCAACAGCTTTCTTGCCTACCGATAAAAAGTTAACAATACTAACCCGCTTAAAATGGATGTAACGCATTATTGTAATTCTATATGAGTATCCAATTTAATCTACGAGATAAAAATTAAAATCAAAGTAAGTAGAATTTATTATGATAGATTTAAAAGACCTAACCATTTTGATAGCTTTAAAGGTTGATAGTCAGGATCGTTTAAACAACTTGGACATAACTATGGATTTCCTCCAAAGCAACTTAAACACCAATATTGTAATATGTGAACAGGATACTATCCCTAAACTTAAAGATCGTTATAATTGCAAGTATATTTTTAAAGAGACAAATGAGTTTTTTAACAGACAACGCGGGGTAAACTTAGCTGCAAAAGCTGCTGATACCCCGGTTGTAGCCCACTATGATGCTGATATCTTATTAACTCCAAATCAAATTAAAAAAGCTACAGAGGTAATTTTGAGTGGTAAAGCTACGGTTGTATACCCGTTTGATGGACATTTTTATGATGTACCTAAAAAGTATCATAGTCTTATTAAAAAAGCAAAAAACACAGGAATGGTAGATCTTAATGAGTGTACCTGCTTTCATACTGGATCAGTGGGGGGTGCAGTATTCTTTGACACAAATACTTTCTGGAAATGTGGAGGGGCTAATGAAAACTTTAAAGGTTTAGGGTATGAAGATAACGAAATATTCTTCCGTTTTAAAAAGCTTGGATGTGAATTCGCGCGTATTAGTGGACCCCTTTACCATTTAAATCATGTAAGACTTGAGGCTTCTTACAATCACAATCCTCATTTAGAATCCAATCGCTTAGAGTTACATCGTATAGGAGAACTATCTAACGAGCAGCTGCTTAAAGAGGTCGAAGGCTGGAACTGGAAATGATTACATATAAACTGCTAGGTCGTAATGGTAATGTGGGTAATGCTCTATTTCAGTACTCCACTCTATTGTCCGTAGGTAAAGACAACGGATATACTGTTAAAATCCCTAATAACCCGACACATTATGATAACTACTGTCAGGCTATGAATTTCAACTTGTCCCAGGGATTTAACGTAAAGGCTCCTTACATTACTAAAGAAGAGTCAGATGGTGTTACTAATCAATACCAGGACCCCGCATTTCATTTTACTAAAGATGTGTTTAACATATCGGATAACACTGATTTAACTGGTTATTTTCAAAGTGAAAAGTACTTTAACCATAATAGAGAGTACATACTTGAGCATTTACAGTTTAAAGAAACTATTGTAGCTTTGTCGGATGAGATTTTTATTGAAGCTGGTATTGATCCAGAAGAGACTACCTCTATACATGTAAGACGTGGAGATTATGTAAAAAAGCAAGCTTGGCACCCCCTAATGACTCCGGAATACTATTTTAATGCTACTAAGTTAGTACCAAGTAAAAATTATTTAGTGTTTTCAGATGATATTGCATGGTGCAAAGAAGCATTTGGTGTTAACAAAAAAGTTAAGTACTCAAACAGTAAAAACCCGTTTGCTGATATGCATGCAATGAGTAGCTGTAAAAACAACATTATAGCAAACAGTACCTTTAGCTGGTGGTCAGCTTGGTTTAACACTAATCCTGAAAAGGTAGTAATTGCGCCGAAAAATTGGTTTGGTCCAATGTATAAAGATTGGAGCACGGCTGACTTAATACCAGAAAGCTGGACTAGAGTTTAATAACTCCGTTCTCTACCATCCAATCCTCAGCTAGCAAATAATTCTGTGCTCTCTGGAAGTTGTCTATAATAGCTTCTTTTTTGCTGTCATAATACTCCGGGGTACAAAGCTTAAGCTTTTCTTTCAACTCCTCAAGTGTATCAAATATAATAAAACCGTCAGTATTAAAGTATTTTCCAATAGATGGACAGCCCCAGTATATAGGCATTGTACCAGTCATAAGACTATCAATTAGCTTTTCGCTAAAATAAAAGTCTCTCTTGCAGTTCTCAATAACAAAATGATATCTATAGTCTTTTAGACCTTCAATCTTGTTCATTGAGTGCTTTTTAAATTGTATATACTCAGGCCCGTAAGCATCAATATGTTTACCCGCTAGACTAATAATAGTGTGTCTTAACTTATGGCCAGGCAAAGCTCGCTTCCATGAAGCAATTATAGAAAACATTTTACTCTTTTTATGTATCCCGTAATCTTGTTTCTCTATCCAACACCCGCCAATAGGCACTAACTTAGCATTAGGCAAATACAGCATTGATGCATCATGAGTCCAGATCTCTTTAAACTTATGTGCATTCTGCATTACATATTGATATGCTTGTGGGTAAATGCCTTGAGGTTCAAGCAACCAACCGATACCTCCTTCACACTCCTGTAAGTGCATATCAGTATATACAGTATCTTCAAGTTTACCTTTACCATCTCTAACCCAATTTATATGCTTACTAAATGTTACAGCCGGGGTAGGGTTGTTACTATAAATGCAGTGACCGAAAGAACTATCTTTTAAATATAGGTTTTTCACTTTTTGTATTTGCTGTAAATCGTCTTTAGTCTATCGAATACTTCTTTAGGTGGGGTATCTGGAGTGTGAATAGGTTCCCAACCATGTAGCTTCTTATAATGAGCGGCCCCTTTTCTCATATTGTTAATCCATTTTTCAGTATGTGTAATAGAACTGTTTTTAATCGAGCCTTCTACTTCTTGTAACAGGCTATCGCTACCTTCTACATCTGGAAACCACCAAAATGCCGGTAGCATTCCAAGCTTAACAGCTCTTTGACATAATTCAACATGTTCCCAGGCATTCTTAAAGTATTCATCGTGTAAGCCAACAGTCTTAACAAACAAAGGACTATAATAAGAAAAAGCACCAACACTATGCATGTTCAGTGCTACCTTCACTGATTCAATTGTCTGAAAAGCGGTTTTTACAGTTACAGGGTATTCTACAATTGTTCGCGGGTTAGGTTTAGTATAGTCGGGGGTGCGATTAGCAGGCCCGTGATAACCGAAATTTAAATGAGTAATACCGGTAGCATTAGCAGTATCAATATACTTCTGCCACACATTAGAGGATTTAACCATAATATCGTTTTCAATTAAAAACATATGGTCACAATTCCAATTTGAAAGAGTTCTTAGAGCGTTGTTCTTAGCAACCCCGACTGACTGGTAAGGGGGGCGATTCTCCATTACCATTACTTCAGTAGGCAATACCCCCTCAGGTATTTTAACCCCGTCATTGACTAATATTATGTCAGTGACTGGTCCTTTATTTGCAATAACACTTTCAACACACTTTTTGGTGTATTCCAATCTATCGCAGGCAATAATTGCTACTCCTATTTTCATGTTTTATTAGATTTATTATATAACTCAATAACATACTCTTTCACCTTATCTTTATGCTTAATATCCAATAAATCAATAAATTCATTAATTGAAGTTTCTACGCTTACTGTGAAGTCTTTTTTATTAGCGGCTTCATTATCTACGTTAACAGTATCTACAAAATCATACTCAATAGTAAACTCTACAGGTTTAACTGACACAAGCTTTCTTACAAGTACATCTACTGCATCCGGCTCAAGCTTTTTATCAATGTAAAGCTTAATAATATTACCTGGTATAATTTTCTTTAACTTTTCAGCATTAAGTGTACCGTTCGCAATTTCAGAATATCTAATCTTGTTGTATTGCGGGGATATGTTATTTTCAATGAATTCATATTTTAAGGTGTCTAAATCTAAGATATAAAGACCTTTAGTTGTTTCATAGTCGCCCCAATCTTGCTGGTATGGGCAACCTACATACATAATAGTACCATCTTTGTATTTGCGTTCTTCTTTATGATGGAAGTGACCGGAAATAGTTAACTTAGCACGACTGGTAAGGTCAGTAGATTTAAGACCATTCGTACATACCTTATACGAGTTCATTTTAAAACTATTAATTTCAAAATGACCCACAATAAGATCACACGAGGGTACCTCGTTAATATCTTGCCCCCAAGGGCATAAAGCTATTTTTTTACCGTGGGTTTCCAGTATAGTGAGAGTATCAACAACAGTAATATTAGACCAGCCACGCAAAATAGAAACAGAATTGACGGTAGAATTGTCCCGGTAAAAAGCATCGTGATTACCGACAGTAATAATAATGTTGAAGTTTTTAAGAATATCAAAAATATCGGTAACAATATGGAGTGTATTAACCGCGATATCATTACGGTCGTGAAAAATATCTCCAGGTATAATAATGTCTTTGATACCTTTAAGATTAAATTGCTCAGCTGCCCACTTAGCGTGGTCCAGAGCAATTTTGTGCCACATCGGACTATTGCGATGTACACCGTAGTGTGGATCGGAAAAAATACCGACTTCTGAGTTAAAGATTTTCATTACGCTTGGCTGGATTTACTGGGTTATCGACTCCAATATCGGGCCCTACAATACTATAAACCTCTTCTTGATACGCTGCAAGTGTATCTCTCATACGTTTCTCTTTTTTAATACGGCTACGCCAGCAGTTAAATGAAATAGAGTTAAAATACGAAAACGGGTTACTGCCTTTGTTAAAGTTATATTTCTTTTGCTTAAGTGCATTAAACATATTAATTAACGAATCCCCAATAGCATCTTCCTTGAAAGTGTAATTAATAAAATTAGACGCATGTGCTAATCCGTATGCGATGTTTTTAATCATTAATGCGAGTTCATTAGTAATAATATCTGATTCATAATACTTTCTCAGCTCGTCTGTAAAGTCTTTAGGGCTTACATAATAGATCTTTTTAGCTTTAGCGGACGGGCTAAGCTCTTTTTTTACCTTGACAGGCTTAATTTTTTCTACTTTAAGCTTCGGTGATGGTTTTATTTTGAATTTTAATTTTTTCAAGGTCATAGAATTCTTTACGTTTATCAAAATGTTTGCTGCCATAAATTAGTTCATCAACAATATCAATAATCGTTAATACATCCTTATTTTCGTGGGTGCGTAAACCACGACCAATCGATTGTAACGTTTTGATCTTAGATTTACCTCCAGCTGCAAACACGATATAATGTATGTTTTTTATAGAAATGCCAGTGGAGAAAATCTTACTTATTGCAATACATACAACATTGTTGTCTCTTTCCATTAAAGCCTGGATACTACGACGCTCTTCAATTTCAACACTGCCCTGTATGAAGTAGACTTGCTTACCCTCAATACCTTTGAGGGAATCGTACATATTAGTTCCGTGTGCAATATGATCAACAAGTATAAGTACGTTGTTGTTTAAACGGTTAACTATATTTTTAATAACCTTACTTCTAAAGTTATTGTTATGAATAAAATCTAACTCGGTTAAATATCGTTGCGCGGCTGATACAGCAGTATAATCAGGTTTAAACCCGTATTCGACATGTATTGCTAAAGCCTGGGCATTTGCAATATACTCTCCACCTGCTGCTTCTCTGAGATCGGTAGTAGTCTTTTTAAAAATTACCGGTCCAATAAAATTATTAATGTTCCATATATCAATGTCACTTTCCGGTAAAGTACCAGTAAAGCCGAACCGTCTCAAGGTTGGTATCTTATCAATTAGCTTATTAACTTTATTACCTCTACGGAGCTTATGACACTCATCTATAATTAACAAGCCTACTTCTTTAAACCAGCTTAAGTCAGATTTTTCACTCTGTAAAATGCCCATGTTGGCAATAATAACCTGTGCATCGGTATTAATTTCGTTATTACCTGACCACTTGGTTACCTTTTCCATCGGAAAATTGTAACTTACAAAATCTTTATACGTTTGTTCAACCAAGCCGATATCAGGCACTACAATTAATACTCTTTCTTTTTTATCTATAATTTGCATTATAGTGTAAATTAAATTAGCTATAATAAAAGTCTTTCCACCACCCGTAGCCAATTCAATTATACCGTACCCTCGGCTTAAAGCTTTAGTGATAGCTTCTTGTTGATAATCTCTTAACTGATATACCCCGCTCTGTAATGCATCTGTGACGGTGGTATTAAATTGTAATTCTTTAATTAACTGTTCAAATTCTGCATTTAATACAATTTCAAAAGGTATATCAAGCCCGTTAAGATATTTTATAATTTCTGGTACAAGACCTATACCGCAATAACCGGTGGGGGTAATTGCATACATACGCTGAGGCATAAACCGAGCATATTTGTTAAATCTAGCCCCTGGATTCTTTACAGAGAATCGTTCCTTAATGTTACTGAGATAATCAGAAACAATCTTTACTTCTTTCTTTTTAGGTTCGTATTGAAACTCTACTCTCATCAGGTTGTTTCAAGACGTTGTAAGTCTATAAGGTTCTTGCAGTCCCAGGTCAATGTACCGGTTAATTTTTCAATCTTTTCTAGATACTCAATAAGGAGTTCAATTTGGTCTATAGTTTCATGTATTTGACCAATACGAGGGTCACTTAATGCGGCTTGCTCCATAAGAGATTTACTCAATGCTACCGAGTGCTTTTCAGCAAACTCTTTCATAGCTTTCTTTTTAGCATCATTAAGTCTTTTAATTTTACTCTTCCAAGTCATAGTACGTGCTACCCACTTATGCTTTAGGGTAGGTACTAGCATGGCTTTATCCTTCAGGGATAACTCATCAACTTTAAGATCAGACAGTAGTTCTGCCTGATAAATTTTCATTATATTGTCTATATCGGGTAATTCCATAGCTAACCTGATAAGTATAATGTATAATATATAATTATCAACGTGAAATTGTTTAATAAAAAATACTACCAGCTACTTGAAGACATGGGCGGGGCCAATACTACCTCAGCAGCTTTTGGTCCAGGGCAGGCTCATTCCGACCAAATTGGTAAAAGTGGAGATTTTTATGCACCAGGTGATAGCCGTAATTTGTTTGGAACGTCTAAGAAGAAAAAAACAAAGTTTAAACCGCCCGGTTTTAAAAAGGGTAAGGTAATCCGTAGAACATTTCCAGGAATGTAATAAGTAGGGTTAATGGATTTAGGTCATTGGATAACTAAGCTTACAATAGACGAAAATAATTTACCTTACGGTTTTATATACGTTATTACTAATACTGTGTCTGGTAAACAGTATATTGGCAAAAAGCAGATGAAGTCTGTTAAAAAGCTTAAACCTTTAAAAGGTAAAAAGAATAAACGCCATTTTGACATTGAAACCGATTGGAAGACTTATATGTCCTCTTCCAATGAGTTAAATGCCGATATCCAGGCTATAGGTAAAGACAAGTTTACGTTTGAAATAGTGTGGCTTTGCGAAAGTAAGTTTGAGCTCGCTTATTATGAAGCTAAAAAACAGTTCGATAACGATGTACTCTTAAAAGACGGATTTTATAACGGTATTATTAATTGCCGAATCGGTAGAGCGCCAGATGCTTTGTTAAAGAAACTATTTGAACAATCTAAGTTACAAGCTATAATAAAAAATAATGAGAGTACAGAAAATAGCACTTGGACTGACGGTGGTGGATGTTGAAACGTTCGCAGCTGATGTTGAAAAAAGCTACACTCACGATTTAGTTGAAATATACGGTTTTGAGATTAAAGACAAAGATGCTGACAAATTATACTTGTATCATACTTTGAGTCGTCTTATTAATTGTTTTAAAGATAGTGATAACCGTAAAAACGTTGTATTTTATATTAATTCAAACACCTCTATAGGTTTCCGGTTTTTAAAAGTACTCGAAAAAATACGCAAAACGTTTCCAGTAATAGTTTATACAAACACCCTTGATTTTAATTGTCTAGAGCAAACCAGTGGGTGTTGTGATGAGCTGACCCTTTTGATAAAAGAATACCGCTTTAATTTCGACTTTAGCAAGTTTACGGCTCGAAAAGTAAAAGCTTTTCTAGACAAATATCAAATCAAACTCACCTTCCCTATTTGATATATCCCCAGCGAGATATATAATATATATAATATATTAGGTGAGCGAAGCGAACCTATTAAAAAGGCTACAAAGAAACACCCGAATCTTAAAACAACAATACTTATTCACCTGGGAATATGTATAGAGTATTTCTTTCTCCCCCCTGTATATTATATAGTTCGGATTTAAATAAATCAACTATTAACCTTATAAATTTGTTGTAACGTAGTAAATATACACAAATGGAGTCAGTACACGATAAAGTTAACGCTAAAAGCAAATTCTTAAAGGCTCTCAAAGAAGCCCTTCCGACACCGGCTGGCGCAACCCCAACTACTGCAATGGGTGCACAACCAACCCAACCAGTCGCTGGTCAACAGCAACAATTAGATCCTAAGGCTTTACAAGCCCAGGCTATGGCAGATAAAGCCAATAAAGCTAAGGCTACTGCTGATCAGCAGGTAATTAAAGCTATGCAAGCGTATCATCAAAACGAAATTGAAAAACTTAAAAAAGGTATACTACCAGCGCAAACAACTGGTACTGGTACTGGTACAGGAACTCCAACAGCCAACTAATTTCAAATGAGCAAATTTAATAAGTTAGTAAACAATATTTACTCTAACATTCTTTTAGAGGCGGATGCTATACCCGCGCCTGCTGCGATGCCACAAGATGGTGGCGCTACTGCCCCTGAACCAGCTGAGCCTCCTGCCCCCCCTGCTCCAGCCGAAGCCCCGGTTTTAAGTTCAGAAGGCAAAAAGTTCTTAGTAGAGTTAGCACTAAAAGCTTTATCTGTGAATCCGGATCAATTATCTGAAGTTGACAAAGCAATTTTTGAAACCCAGGTCACTACTGAAAATGCCAATGAAGTTGCTGAACGCATTCGCAATCTCGTAGAGGGCCTTTAAGACTTTTCAGCTGATTTAAACAATTCTGCATTACGTTGCATACGCGATGCAACACCCGACCCTGTTAATACAGCTTGTCTGTACTCCTTGTTGTTGAGGTACTCTTTTGCTGCTAAACTAAATTTACCAGCTTTAAGTAGATTTCTTGCATTTGGAGACCCAGATAAATCCCCCCTAAAGTAGCCATCTAATACTGCAATTTTAACAGCTTCTGGAAAACTATTAAAGGTACTACCAAAATGTTTTCGTATTAAAGACATTTTTTGATCAACATCCTTTTTAAATAAATCTTCAACTTGTTTATCTGAAAGGGTTTTACCTTTAAACAATATCATTTCTTCAGGCTTAACTAAATGACCTATCCCTATGGTCCATAGCCCCTTGCTGTCTTTGTAAAGTTTGTTACGGACACCTTCGTTCTTTTTTATGTAGTTTGCAGCTTTATGTATAAAAGAAGAATCTGCATTGAACGAGGATATATTACTGTGATAGAAATTTTTAAAGCTCCCACGGGCCGCGGTCGAAGACGACGGATCAACATGCTGCGCATGTGCAGGGGGTGGGGGTGGTATGTTAAAGGTAATAGGGGGTGGGGTGTCTATCGCTTCTTTAGTACTTACTAATTTTGTATTTCTTATCTTCGATTGCATTATTATTACTTACCCCTAAATAAGTAATTAAAAAGTGAATATAAAGTATCGCAACAAAATTTATAGTAGCGACGATGTTCCATTATTTGTTTTTTTTAAAACTAATCGAAACCGAAAAGAATTTATTACTGTTTTAAGTGAGTACAAACTCGGCACATACAAAGAAGTCGATTGTATGCATGCTATATTAGCTGGTAGTGTTTTAGTTAAAGACAAAAGAGCAAAAATTTACTTTAGTATTGACAACATAGACGAAAAAAGGACTTTACAAAAGAATCTTTTTGACAACGACGTTGATGAAAATAATGCAATGTTGTGTAGCCCAAGGGATATAAACGAGGATGTACTTCACGACTGGATTAATAAAAATGTTCACAAACTTGCACAATAGCGGTTGAAAAAAAAAGCTTATACGGTATTATACCATTATGAGCAATAGATACGTTTCCACTAAAGTTATTCCGCTTGGTTCTTGTGCATTTAGACAGCCATTTGCTGAAAGTCATTGCCGGTTTATTCACGGCTACCGTTTACAAGCTAAGTTTTGGTTTACTTGTAATGTACTTGATAACAACAGTTGGGTAGTCGACTTTGGTGCACTTAAAGGTCTTAAGACTATCCTTGAAGAGACGTTCGACCATAAGACTGTAGTATCAGGTGTTGATCCGGATCTTGATATGTTTAAGGAACTTGAAAAGCGTAAGATGATTGAACTTGTGGTAATGCCTGAAGGAGTAGGTATTGAGCGCTTTGCAAACTATTGTTTTAGTACAGCAGATGAGTACATCAACGATATCACTCAAGGCCGTTGCTGGGTACAGAGGGTAGAAGTGTGGGAACACGAAGGAAATAGTGCAATTTATGAAAGGATTTAAAAGACTTCCCCTGATCACGTCTGGAAAAGCTAATTTAACAGCGTATAATAACATATGACTATTGATTCAAATAAGACCCTTTTTTTAAGTGACGACTTTGTATTTTATACCCTAGAGGGCGAAGGTAAATATATTGGTTATCCATCGGTGTTTATGAGATTGTCAATGTGCAATCTTACTTGTATTGGATTCAAGAGCCCAGACGCACCGTTTGGCTGTGATAGCTACGTTTCTTGGTCTAAGAAGAACAAAATGACATTCGAAGAGATTGCCCAATACTTTGAAAAGAACGATTATCATAGTCGTCTTAAGGAGGGTGCCCTTCTCAAGCTTACCGGCGGAGAGCCCTTTATTCAGCAAAAAAACCTCTTGGAGTTTGTGCACTTTATTAGAGACCGCTGGGGCTTTGTTGATTATAGCAAGGCACTTGACACTTCTGTCGATAAACCGCTCGGACCAACTTTAAATATAGACTTTGAAACTAATGGTACTATTTTACCTGACCCAGGTTGGCTGACAACTGGCTGCGAAGTAACCTATACCACTTCTCCTAAGCTTTCTGTTAACGGTGACCCGGAAGACAAGCGTTTTAAACCAGAAGTTATTCGTTACCTTATCAAGCACAAAGCATGCTTTAAGTTTGTTGCTAAACAGGAATCAGATCTAGATGAAATGTATGAAAAGTTTGTAAACAACCCAGAGATTAATCTTCCAGAAGAGCTAATCTGGATTATGCCAATGTGCGGCTCTAGAGATGAACTTATTAAGATTGGTCCTGCTGTAGCTGATATCTGTAAGAAGTATAACCTTAAATTCTCTAATAGAATGCATTTACAAGTTTGGGATCGAGCACTTAAGGTTTAATTAAAAATATGAAACAAAAAATTACATTAATCTACGAAAACGAGTACACTGATATCTTTGCGGGTCCCTCCGGCACTCCACGGAAACTTATAGTTGAATTGCCTGGGGATATAACTATATCTGAATTGCTAGAAGAGTTTAATCTTTTCATGAAAGGTATTGGGTATTTTCCACCTGAGAATGCTCATCTTGATTACGTTGATAACGACACTGATGAACCTAAGTCTACACCATAATGGAAAAGCTTAATAAAATCGGTATTATCGGTACTCAGTGTGTTGGTAAGTCTACTCTTATTCAGGATATGAAAGACAAGTGGCCAATGTTTTCATCTCCTAATAAGTCTTACAGAGATTTAATTAAAGAAAAAAACCTTCCGATTAACAAAGAAGGCACTAAGGAGTCTCAAGAGGCTATCCTTAATTTTCTTGTAGATGAGGCAATGGAAAGTGTTGGTAAGAAAAAAATCATTTACGATCGCACACCAATTGATAACTTGGTGTATTCGTTGTGGCTGTTTGACAAAGGTACTTCGAACGTAGATGAAGCTTTTATTGATAAAACAGTAAGCTTAGTTCGTAATTCTATTAAATTCTACTCGGTTATATTTTATATTCCGTTTTGCGCTGAAAACGACGTACTTTTAACAGCAAAGACCAATAGGGATATTGACCCGCTATATCGTTCAGAAATCGGGCATTTATTTGAAGGTATTTATAAAGCATGGGAAAAGACTGGCTCTCGTTTCTTTGATACTGATGATTGCCCGGCTTTTATACCATTGTATGGTAGTCGTCAAGAGCGTCTAGCTTTACTGAGTATGTATATTAATGATAAAGGAGAGTTTTACGGGGAAAGCGACTCACTCATATCCGATCACGTACAACAAGAATTTTTAAGAAAAAACTTGACTTAATTTATGTAAGTATAGATAATACATTTATGAACTTCGATAAGCTAGCTAACAAAATTAATGAGTCTCTTTCAGCGCCTGTACAACTTGACGTTGAAGGACGTGCACCAGGTGCCCGCGCTGCATGGCTTGCAGCCAACCCAGGCAAGACTGGTGCCCAATATTACGCAATGTTAAGAAAGGGTGGTTCTACACCTACAGCCGCCACTCGAAGTTCTGCACCGGATGCTGATCCAGTTGACACTGATGGATCTGTAGCAGGACCGGTTGGACGGGGTGTTGCCAAGACTCAAGCAGCTATTGACGACTTTATTGCCACAAACCCCGATGCTTCCCCGGAAGATGTTGTTGCTCATCTTAAATCTCTCAATTCTGGTCCAGTCGGTATTAAAACCGGTTACGTTACAACCCCCACAGATGTGATGAAAATGATTAGTATTGCTAAAGGAGAAGAAGGAATTTCAGTTCCAATGGAACCTTCAGTAGCTGATATCGATTCAGAAAAGACAGGTAAATTTGCTAAACTTCGTAAATTTATGATGATGCCACGTGCCCAACGGGATGCGTATTTAGCTCGTAAAAGTAAGACAGACGATGTAGTTGGTAGAGATTTAGGTTCTGACGAAGAAGATATTGAGATTGACCCGCACGTTTCACACTATGTAAGTACAATGAAGAAAAAAGCTTACGATGATACAGACGACGAGCCAGAGCAAGTAGAGCGAAACTAAGAGTTTAAATACTTTTCAGTTAACACTACAAACTTCATTCCTTGTTTAGCCGCATATTCAGTTGCGGCTTTCCATTTGCACTGATTTTGATGGTACATTAAGTTCTCATAAAGAACTGTACTCGATTTCTTTTTATTGGACTGTATTGGGGGCTGTGTTTGACTGTGCGGCTTTAATTCAATAAGATACTTTTGTATCTCTCCATTGTCTCCTTTAATGGCTGCTATTAAATCGACATAATATCTATGTACCTTGTTGTCAACGCTGTTATAATACGGTACCACTATTGATTCACTCGCCCACGCAATCACATTAGGATTATTATCAAAAAAATAAAAGAACTTTCTTTCTAAAGACGAGCGATACGAAGGGTTAGTATTTCCTTTGTATTTGTCTTTATTAACAGGGTTATAAAGACCTTGAAGATACTTGTTATTTTTAGAAGCACACATATACTATAGTTACTCATCTGTGGCAATAACTCAAAACTTAGTTATACAAGTATTTTTTCAATACTGCAAACGACCTACATTTAAAAAGAATGCAGGTACGTACGGGGCTGAGTGCCCGTACTGCCATGAGGGCAAGAGTGCTGGTAAAAAGCGTCGGTTCTTTTATATGCCAGATGAAGACCACTTGTATTGCCATAACTGTAACGCGAGTAAGAACGGCATTGACTTTATTAAAGATCAGACCGGGATGTCTTTAGGAGAGATAATGGTAGAGTCTGAAGTGCATACTTCTACTGTGGAAGACATTATCAAACAGACTTCTCACTATAAAAAGGTTAATCCTAAGAGTCTACCTGAAGATAGTATTAATCTATTTGATAACAATCAAGTCTCGTTTTATAAAGACACCCCTGTGGTTAAGGATGCACTTGAGTTTATAAGAAAGAGACGTCTGGATACATCCGTTAATAAACCAAAGGCATTGTGGTTGAGTCTAACCGATTATACTCATAAGAATAGAGTTGTGTTTCCGTTTTATAGCCCTAATGGGGGAGCTAAGGTTGAGTTCTATCAATCCCGTGCTCTTTATAGGGCTGATGAAGACATTGCCAAGTATCTATCTAAAAGTAACTCAGATAAGGGTATTTTTAATATAGACAAGGTGACTCACGATATTGATTACATATTCTTACAAGAAGGACCGATTGATGCGATGTTTTTACGCAATAGTGTAGCTCTTGCCGGTATTCAACCCACTCAAGATCAATTAGACCGTATTAATACATTGTTTCCAATGCATAATGTAATATACACATTGGACAACCAATGGGTAGATAAAACTGCTTATACCGTCACTAGAGAACTTCTTAATAAAGGAGAGAGCGTGTTTATTTGGCCTAAAGAACTTATTAAATTTAAAGACTTAAATGATCTTTGTGTACATCTTAATAAAGACGAGATCAGATGGGAGTTTATAGTTAAACACACTTATAAAGGCATGTCAGGTCTCTTACAATTTTCACAAATTAAAAATGCAAACTAAATTAATAGCTTACACGGGCACTCAAATTGTGGCGACGAGTATTGGCCGGGAATACAGCGCTCTTAGCCCTGAAGAATTTATTGTGTATATAGCTCGGGTCAGTAATCCGGCTAATCAAATGAACGTTGAGACAGGCCACAAGCTTCTCCGTTATCTCATTAAACATAAGCATTATAGCCCTTTTGAACATGTATCATGTACGTTTGAGATTAAGACTTCTAGAGCGATTGCGGCTCAAATTTTACGCCATCGTTCATTTACTTTTCAAGAGTTTAGTCAGCGCTATGCTGAAGTAACCGAGTTGGAAGAGATTGAATGGCGTATGCAAGGTAAAACTAATCGCCAAGTTGGTGACGAACCAATAGAGCTTGAAAACCATCTTAAGAGTACGGTATTTAATTTACAGAAACTTATTAAAGGTACATACGACACACTTATTCAGAACGGTATTGCTAAAGAATGTGCGCGAATGATCCTACCGCTTAATACTAGCACCACTATTTACATGACTGGCACACTACGTAGCTGGATTCATTATTTGGATCTTCGTTGTTCGGTTGAAACCCAAAAAGAACACAGAGACATAGCTCTGGACATAAAAAAACGTCTCGAGCTATTATTTCCCGAGACGTTTAAAGCTATTAAAGAATTAAACGAAATTAACGTGGCGCAGAAGCATCTTTAATTTTCTTTTCAGAGCTGTTGATTACACCTTGGAATACTTGAATTAGACCGCTAAGATTCTCCGCAACTTTGACGATACGTTTTTCTTCACGACGAACTAGACCACGGAAGGGTACAGAGTTCTTTAATTCGAGTTGATTGATTTGAGAGTTAAGACTGTCTGTATTGGTGCCATTAACAAAATCTGCCATTTTTTTAAGCTCTTCAATCCATCTTTTGCAAGCTTCAATACCAGATGCATCAACCTCTAATTGTGGATTATCTGGAGTATCGAAAGCTTTTGGGTCGGTACCTTTATCGAGGGTCTTTTGGTAAGCTGCAGCATACCCTTCTGGATCTTCATCAGGTGCATTCTCAGGAGATGAAGCAACTGGGGCAGCTTCCATATCGAGATTTTCTTTAAGTTTAAACTTTAATTGCTTTGGTTTTTTATTTTTAAGCTTAAACTGTAGTTGTTTATCTTCAGACACTTCCTTATTATCGTAACTGCTGGTATCTGTAACCTCTTTGTCGCCGACTTTAAACTTACCGCCCTTTGGAGTTTTAGCGAGACCTTTTGTAAAAGCGTTGCCTTCTTTCTCGATTTCTTCATTAAGGGATTTAAAAAATGTGTTTGCAAACTTAGACATATGTACTATTATTTATTAAATCTAATTGAGTTTTCTCGTTTATACCCTAAAATACCTTTATGTCAAAAGCACTCGTAATCCTATCAGGCGGTATGGATAGCTCTATATTACTTCATTATGTAGCAAAAGAACTCAATTACGATGAGATTTACGCTATTACCTTTAATTATGGTCAACGCATTGTACGGGAGATTGAATGCGCTAAGTACCAAGCTAAAGTATGCAAAGTGAAAGAACATAAGATTGTTAATATGGATTTCTTTAGAGACATCTCTACAATGTCTGCACTAACTAACACCAACCTTGCTATTCCAAAAGCCCGGGATGATATCGGCAACGCACAACCTTTAAGCTATGTACCCTTTAGAAATCTATTATTACTTACGACCGCAGCTGGATGGGCTGAAAGCATTGGCGCAAGCGATCTACACTACGGTGCTGTACAAACTGATGACTTCTCCGGTTATTGGGATTGTACGTCTCTTTTTCTGAATAAGGTTAACGATGTGTACAACTTAAATCGTAAGAATACGATTAAGGTTAATGCACCGTTTATGTCTTATTCTAAAGACCTTGTCGTCAAGAAAGGCATTGATCTACAAGTAGACTTTAGACAAACTCACACCTGTTATGAAGGTACCGATCCAGCATGCGGAGAGTGTGTATCGTGTTCAGCTCGTATTAAAGCCTTTATCGACAATAAGACTATTGATCCTATTGGATACTCCAAAGATATACCGTGGTCAAAGTATAACTGCAAAGAACTTACATACCTTTAATATATGTGCGGCATAGCGGGATCTACTAATTCTAAGAGAGCGTTTAAATTATATCAAAGTAATTTGGTTCGAGGTAGTTATAGTACTGGATTAATGACCGTAGGGGGTTGGGGTCAAAACTACATAGAGGTAAGTAAAACACTTGGTACATTTAATCACCATGAGCCGGAGTTTCCTGAGTATTCAACCCCTATACAGTATACTCTATATCATTCTCGGGGACCGACTGTAGAAACAAAACAATTTAATCCTGCCCACAATCACCCGTTTCAGTATAAAAATTGGATTGTAGCTCATAACGGTATTGTGAGTAATTTTGAAAAACTTGCTAAAGAACACTTTCTTGAAGAAGATTTTACCGGGGCTACTGATAGCTGTATTATACCTCGATTAATACATAAGTTTGGTTTAACTGCAGGTTTAAGTAAAATTGAAGGTACTTTCGCAATTTGGGCTTATGACGAAGTATACAACACAATATACTTGGCTCGTAACTCGTGTACTTTGTATGCTAACACCGATACCGGGGACTTTTCTTCTACTGAGTTTGAAGGTAGTAAATTATTAGAGGAAAATACTGTATATACTTTATCTGATGGCAAGCTAGTAGATTTACCAGTAAAAATAGAGTCCAAATCCCCATACTTTATATTGTAAGTATGAGGTATGGCAAAAACAGCAACCGATAGAAATTCTGCTATAGATTATATCAATCGGGATATAGTTAACGTAAAAAACGAGTTACACATATTAAGTAAACTGGTACGGGATGGTAATGGACAACCAAGTTTAATACAACAGGTTGCTAGTATAAGTGGTAAAGTTGAAAATATAGAACATACTTTGACTCAAGAACTAGACAGCTTACATGCTAAAGTTGCAGCTTGCAAAGCACAACATAGTAATAAAGAAGATATGCCTTGGCAGTATAGATCAGCTATAATTGTTGCTTTTATTACCAGTCTTACCTCTATCTTTATACATTATACTAAAAATTAAGTAGATTTATTAAAAATAAATCTTATACTCTTCACAAATATGAAGGGTATACAATTTACGTCTGAAGAAAAGCAACTACTAGTTGAAGCTTTATTGTTTTCTAGTGTTACAGATATTTGCGCTGAATGGACCGATAAACAGAATCAATTAATGATTGATCTTGCTAAACGCTTAAATAGTGAAGATTCAAAACTATATAATATATATTTATTTGAAGGCGGGGTTTTTGATAACCCCAAAATGGCTGAAGCCACTAAAGAGCTTTTTCCTAATCTTCCTCGTAATAGTGTAATTACTGATTAATATGTTTGTTTCGTTTTGCTCCCAGCATTCCGGTCAATACGATCTTGAACATAGTAAGGGTGAGTACAACATACTTAATAGTGTTGGTATTAAAAATCACACTATTGTTCCTTATTATGGTAATAGTACCCCTTTACCTAAGCGGTATAATGAAACCATAATGCGTCTTTCTAAAGAAGACGGTATACTTGTACTCGCTCACGATGATATAGTTATTACAGATAGAAATTGGACTTCTAAATTAGTTAAAGCATTAGAGTCTTACGATGTAGTCGGTCTTGCTGGTGGTAGAGATGTAACTATTCGTCAACCCTGTTTGTGGCACTTAATGTGCAACCGGGAATCTCATAGTGGCGCTGTTACTCATGTTGATACCGCTAATAGAAGCACATACAAGACCCACTTCGGTAAACCTGGTAGAGTACTCTTACTAGATGGTTTGTTTTTAGCATTTAAGATTAAGACTATTTTAGATGCAGGTGTTACTTTTGACGAGACCAATCCTTGTATTGCTCATTTTTATGACATTGATTTTAGTCTAGCTTGCAACAAAGCTAAATTAAAGCTAGGTACTACTAGTATCGATGTGATTCATAGTTCCCCTGGACTTAAAAACTTTACCCAAGAATGGGAAGATGGTCAACACTGGTTTATTAACAAATACAACCGTGGAGAATATTAATTTTTACATTATTATACACATATGATTATTAACGATCAAAAAACATACGACGGGGCTTTTATTCACAAACGCTTTGCTTATAAGTACTTCCGAGACCGGACTTTACCTATTGGTAATATCGTATCTTTTGTAGCTCCAGTTGAGGTTACTCTTAACCTTATCGACTTAGAAGATTCTATCGAGAAAGACTACATTTATAGTGAATCAATGATTAACTTCTGCTGGGAGATTCCAAATCTTGATCCATTTGGAGCGGTTTGCTTCCAACGCCTATTTAATACCTCTATTGCAGGCATCTTGCAAAAGATTATTAACAAACCTATTGAGATGAAGGGAGATGACATTATGGTTCATGCCGAGCATGCTCAAGGTGGTGTTGTGCAGCAAAAAGGTAAAGCCTCAGTGAGTATTACTTACTCGAAGGATAATGTCGCTATTGGACATACCGGTATCAATATTACTGCTGGTAAAGATGCACCTGCTTTTGCATTTAGTACTAATCTTACCCCATCTCAAGCTGCTAAGTTTCAGACCGAAGTACATGAGCAGTTTTATAGCATGGTAGATAATATCTTTATTGCGACCTGCAAAATATCTTTATAAATTAATAAATATACCGTCTGCCATATTATAAATATTAATATGGCAGACGAATATTATGGTTTCATATATCTATGGGAAAACAAACACCCTGAGGCAATTAAATACAAAAAGTATATTGGACAGCACATAGGATCTATTGAAGACGGGTACATTGGTTCAGGTACTATTTTTTTACGTAAATTTTATTCTAAAAAGTATAGAGGTTACTGGAAACGTATAATTTTAAAAAAGTGTAATAATATTAACGACCTTAATAACGCTGAAATAGAATGGATTACTTACTTTAACGCTACTGTAAATAGGGAATTTTGTAATATAAGAGATGGGGGTAAGAACGGTAAATTACACCCTGACACCATTCGTAAAATAAGTATAAAACTTAAAGGTAAGGTGCCACACAATAAAGGCGTGAAAGGACTAGTAGAACATTCTATTACCACTAAGCAAAAAATACAGCAAAGTCGTAATATTTTTTATCGAACTATTTTTGATGAAGATAAAAAGAAAATTATAGAATATTTAAGTACTAATAAATGGTTTAAGGCGGTAGATATACCACACATTTTAAATAGAAATGTTTCAGCGTCTGTAAATAGAAGTAGAATAAAAATGCTAATTAAGTCAAACAGTATTAAGCATGTCTGGTTTGGTATTAACGATAGAAGATATGTATCGCTTAATTTTTCGTTTCAAAATGATTTTACAAATTACCTTCAAGACAACCCCAGTATTAATATTAAACAACTAATTGAATATTTTACAGAACAATACAATATAACAGAAACTATGGTGCGAACTATCGTAAAAAAATTACAAAAAAGCGGGATTATTAAACAACACCGAGGTTACAGGGCTAATTATTATAATGTTTGATTACCTCAATAAGGTCCTTTACAAAACTAAAGGACCTGATACTGTTAATATAAAAGAAAGTCAAGATTTCCAGCCGTACATGATACAGCGCTGGTGTTCGATGTACTCTCCTGAAGTTGCTACACTCTTAAACCAAACAAGTAATAGGGTATGGCCTTCGTTAGCAGATAACGAGATGTGGTTTAATTACTTGCATGGAGTTATACCTGCATGCAAGTTTAAACGGTTGAACTACATTAAGAAGAAGAAAGATACGGATAAGAATACTACCCAAAAGGACACAGTTAGAAAGGTAGCTAACACACTTGAACTCTCGATGAGAGAGGTAAATGATTACATAGAGCAATTTAACCTAGAATTACCAAATGAAAAACTCACCAAGAGCCAAAGCACAAGCAGCAATTGAATACGCAACTAAGGACTTTAGTGCAAAAGACCGGGAGCAAGCACTCCAAGCTAATGAGCAAATTGATACTGATAATACTAAAGGCATGGTACGTCTCGAGGATTATACCGGGAGCGATTTAAATCTTACTGGTTGGAAGTTAACTCAAGTGCTTGATGACATTTTAATGTGTCAATTTGTTGATGTTAGTGCAGATGGTACCGAAATTATGAGAGGTGGTATTTGGATGCCTATTCATACCGCTCAACAAGCATGGAGAGTAGCGAAAGTATTACTCGCCGGCCCTCGTTCTAAAGTTAAAGTTGGTCAACACGTTATTTTTCCAAGTACGTTTGGTCTTAAAGCTAACAACATAAATAATCTTAAGAATATCGTATTCTTAAACGAAGATAGAATTTTCGGAGTCGCAGAGCCAGAGCAATGAAATTATCCCAATCATCGTTAGCAGCATTAATGTCCAAGAACGCCGTAGAAATTAAGTTTCTACGGCGTCGCCCTGTTGCAGGTGAACCTGCATTTAGACGTATGTTTGCAACTAACGATTTGTTATTATTAAATAGTGCTGCAGGTAGAACAGCATTAAACTTTAGACCCGCTACAGGCCGTCTAGATTTTAACCCGGCTCAAAAGGGATTAGTCCTTACATGGGACATATTTATGCAAGACTATAGATTGGTACCCGCCAATACAGCTGATGTAATTAGTGTTGTACCCACCACACCGCCTGACGAGTTCTGGAAATATTTCAGTGAGGTATTAAGTAAGATGTCCACAACCGACAAAATGTTGTTTATGGATAAATAAAATGTTACTCCCACTTGACGAGAATCTTAAAGCGTATTTCCAGAAAGACGTACAACTCACTCTTAAAAATAAGCCTTTTAAAAGAGGTAAGCTTATTAACTTTAAGTTATCCGGTTGTTACATTTCTTTAATTGTGCACACCGAAAGAAAGAGAGAGACATTTGAAATACCTTTCCCGTACGCAATTAGAGCTGAGAACAGCAAGCTTGTATTTGATTACACTTTTGAAACACTTGCCGAGCACGATGAAGAGTTACTATTTAATCTCAAAACTGTCACTAAGGTTAAAAATTGCAAGTTTTATAATACAACTCTTACGATTTCATCATTGAACTAATAAGGTTTTAAGCTATCATTATGTAATGGTACTTAAAAAGCCTCTGATCGAATACTTCCCTGAAGGGTATACCCCTCGTCCGCATCAGGTTAAAGGCCTCCAAGATATTGAAAATGCTATCAATAAAGGAGTTAAGTATATTATTGTGCAAGCACCGACCGGGTCTGGTAAGTCTTTTATTAGCAAGACTTTGTCTAATGTAACGAATGAGTGCGAGACTGAGTATCGCAATCTTGTTTTTAATTACCATGCTTACGATGAAGATTATGAAGGAGCAATGGCGAAGTTTAAACCCCATGGTTTGTTTGCACTCACTACTACCAAGGCATTGCAAAATCAGTATAAACAGCTTTTTAATGAATCGTCTGTATTTAAAGGTAAGTCAAATTATCAGTGTGATATAGATGACAGCTTTACGGTTGATCATGCACCTTGTGTAATTGCACACGGACAGAAAAAGAAGTGCTGGGACGAGCACCGTTGCCCTTATTATGAAGATCGTAATAGCGCATTAACCGAGCGCTTCACTGTACTTAATTACGCTTCGTTTTTTAATTTACCTGACCACCTTAAACGACGTCAATTTATTGTTGCAGATGAATGTTCTGAACTTGAAGACGAGATTGTAAAGAATTTCTCCACGGTAATTGATTACCGTAAACTAGCTGTTAATAACATTGTATCCCCTAAGCTTATGACCGAGCTACCAGCTAAAGCTTTAGGTTGGCTTACCGATCTATCCACAAGCGTAAAGGATGCGATTGATACGTATTCAGGTCGTAGTCGTTACGAGAATAACAAGATGGAGCTTATTAAGCAGCAGTACCGTAAAGACCTTTACGAGTCTATTAACTACACTATTGATAACTGGGATAAAACTCAGTATATCATAGAGAAAGACGGGGACAAGGCGACATTCACCCCTTTAAAGATTGACCGTCTTAGTAACTGTTTGTTTGACTTTGCTGATACGGTTGTGCTAATGAGTGCAACCATTGTTGATCGTAATATATTTGCTAAGACTCTCGGTATTGAGAACTTTGAATATGTAGAGATTGAATCCACGTTTGACTCTAAGAAGAGCCCGATTTATTGTCATAGTAAGTTTCCGCTTAACTATAAAACAATGGATAAGAATCTACCCGAGGTACTTAAGATTGCAAAAACTTTAGCTGATACCCATCAAAGTGAGAAAGGTATTATTCATACCCACTCTTTTGCTATTACTCAAGCCTCCCAACGGGTGCTTAACGGTAAACGCTATTTGTTCAGAGAGGAAGGCACTACCAACGAGAATATTATTACCGAGCACAGTATCCGTAAAGACGACACGGTATTAGTTAGCCCCTCACTTACCATGGGTCTCGATCTTAAAGGAGATCTTGGCAAGTGGCAGATAGTTATTAAGTTACCATATCCGTCTTTAGCAAGTAAGAGAGTAAAGAAGCTCTTTGATGAGGATCCAAGTTGGTACAAAATGCGCATGTTTATTGCTCTCATCCAAGCTTGCGGTAGATGTACCCGTAGTGCTGAAGATGAAAGTGTAACGTATCTTCTAGATGGTTTATCTCTTAAGACTATTGTAGATAATAGAAGGATCTTACCTAAACACTTTTTAGACCGTATCGTGTAAGTATATGGGTGCAGAAATACACATACCATTGGGAAGTTAAGGATTTATTAACACAATTTCTCCAAGCCTTTGATGGTGCTATCGTAAAACGGTACACTAACGAAAGAACAGCTGGAGCAACGTTTGGTGTGCGTTATGTGTACTCACCTAAACAAAGAGTGTTACATGACTTAGTTAATAAAGCACAACATATTACTTTACCAGCGGTAGCGTTCTGGATTACTTCTATTAGTAGAGATCAATCTCGAGTTTTTAATAAGCTGTACGGTCAATACTGGAACAGTGGTAGTAATGCTGCATATAACAGTTCTTCTTCAGAACATAATTTACAGCCAGTACCAATCAATATAGAAGTTTCTGTTTCTATATTAACTAAGTTTCAATCTGATATGGATCAGATTTTAAGTAACTTTGTTCCGTACAGTGACCCGTATTTTATTATTTCGTGGACTAGAGAAGGAATGCCCGGGGTAGAGATTCGTTCTGAGGTATTATGGAGCGGTAACTTAGCTATGACTTATCCTATAGAGCAGCAATCCAATCAGACTGCTCGGGTACTATGTGACACAACCTTCACTATAAAGGGATGGATCTTTAAATACGACGCTAACCCAGTCGGTAGAATATTTAAAATTGATACTAACTTTAACCCTGTATCTGGCACGCCCACTCTTCAAAACATCGACTACTTAACTAACCCTGAATTAACTGAATCATTTACTATTTCGGCTCGTCCGCAGCCAGTATTTACCTCTCGGGAACTCACTACAATAGGGTTAACAGGTACTGCAGACGTGTTTGGAGAAATGCTAAATTATACTAACGCTGTTTACGTAAGCGGTAGTCCAGGTATGTTTACAAATACAGTTACAGTATCTACCTTTGCATTATCCAATAGCTTATCTGCTCATTACCCTACTTTATACAATGTAACCCCGGTATTAGATTATAGCATTAGTTCTGATAATAAGGTCACTGTAATATACCCTACCGTACAAATTCCAGGGGAGATGTATATTATTATATACAATGAAGCTGGTTATGGTTTTACCCCGCAGCCAATAACAAGTGAGGTGATATAATCTTATGCCACTTGTAACAGACGGATTAGTAAATCATTTAGACTCTCTTGTATTACTATCTCAAGGCTACACAAATGGTCAAGATTTAACTGTAACGAATATACCTGATAGTATTGATTCTAAAGGCTGGGGTGGAGATGGTTACGGGTTATCATTTTATCTTAGCGGTGGTCCAAACAATTTACCGCTTATGCGGTTCTCTAATGGTTTTTTACATCAAAAAAATGCGGATGATTTTTTACAGTTTAATAGTATGTCTGTTATGATTGCGGCCACTCGTACAGGGACAAGCTGGACTAACAGTTGGATGGGACTGTATAGTATGTATTATAATCACGCTAAAGCGGGTATAAATATATTAGCGATTACTGATAATAAGTTTGACGGTAATTTTAATGGCTGGGGTACATATAATGATACTACTACAGTCAAATCTACTAGTGCAATGGCTTTAAATATACCCACTGTAGTTACTGTAACTACTAATAGTAATTCATCCGGAACATTTTATACAAATGCTTCTGCTACTGGTACTTTTTTAGGTAGTAAAGTACAAGGATACTTTGGTATAGGTGGTTTAGAATCTGCTAACGGTTTCTTTAGAGGAGATGTATACGAGGTTTTAGTATATAATAGAGCATTAACCCAATTAGAAGTAGCTACTAATGCAACCTACTTAGTTAATAAATGGTTTAATATTTAAGATAGTAGTAATATCACTTAACAGCGTAAATATAACAAATGGCCGATAACTTACAACCTAATTTTTTTACAAAAGCATTTAATAATTTTGTAAATCGCTTGCCATACTCTGGTAATGCGCAGGTTATTGATAACGTAAAGGAATTAAATCCAAAGTTTGAGACCTTTTATAGTGTAAGCTCGTCTGCTAAGGAAAGAGTTTATAAACAAGCTGTTTCAACCTCTCATAGTGACCCTATAACCTCACCCACTTTAGATGGTATCGTTATTAATAAAGGCTACCATGATTACCTTTACGCTTTAATTGATACAGACAAACCGAAGCGTTTAGCAGATTATAGAATCATGGCTTCGTATGCAGAAATTAGTCATGCCCTAGATGAAATCTGTGATGAGATGTTAGTTAAAGATGACAAAGGTAAATACGTTACTTTAAATGTTGCTGGCAGTAAAGATGAAGTAATCGTAAAAGAGCTTCAAAAAAACTTTAATCATTTAGTAGACTTGTTTAATATTGAAAACAAAGGCTTTGAATACTTTAGAGCTTTGTTAATTGATGCTGAAATTTTCTTTGAAAACGTTGTTAACGAAAAGAAAAAAGAAGCTGGTATTATTGGTGTAGTACAAATTCCTTCTGAACTTATTAATCCTATTTACGATAACATTCAAAACATGCTTATCAAGGGGTTTATGTTACGTAAGCCTATTATCGATCAATCTGCTAACAATAGAGTAGCTGCTAAACAAGAGCTTATACCTTTAGATCGTCACCAAGTTTCTTATTTCCACTCCCATGTATGGAACGAACACAAGACTCTTCGTTTACCTTATCTTGAAGTAGCCCGTAGAGCGTATAAACAGCTCTCATTAATTGAAGATAGTATTGTAGTGTACCGTTTAGTAAGAGCGCCAGAACGTCTTGTATTTAAAGTCGATGTAGGTAACTTACCTGCCCCTAAAGCAGAAGCGTATATTAAACGTTTAATGCAATCGTATTGGTCTCGTAGAACTTACGATTCCGATCAAGGTAAAACAGTTAACGTTTACGACCCACAAAGTATGCTTGATAGTTACTGGTTTGCAAAGAGACCAGGCGGGGAAGGTACTGATGTAACTAGCTTACCGGGTGGTGCAAATCTAGGTACTCTTGATGACCTTAATTACTTTGTTAAGAAACTTTATAAGGCCCTAAGAGTGCCTACAAGTAGACTTGACCCTGAAGCTAAATTTGCTGATGGTACCGAAATTTTAAGAGAAGAGCTTAAATTTGCTCGTCTTATTATTAGATTCCAACGTCAATTTGCTTCCTCTTTAAAAGACACTTATATTACTCACCTTAAACTAAAGGGTTTATGGGAACAGTATAAACTTAAAGAGCACGATTTAGATGTATCTTTTAACCCGCCAGTATACTTCCACGTAGCCCGGGAAGCTCAAATACAAGAGCTTAAGTTTAAATCCTTTAGTGATTTAACTGCTTCTGAAGCAGTTTCTAAGTCTTATGCTCTTAAACGTTATATGGGCTGGACTGATGAAGAAGTTAAAGCTAATAGAGAGTGGCAGAAGAAAGACGCAGCATTTACTTTCGAGCTTGGTCAAATTACAAATTCTGGTCCAAATTGGCGCCAAGCTATTACATCTGGTGGCGGCGCAGGTGGCGGAGCAGCAGGTGGTGGTGGCGGAACACCCCCGGCATTTGGTGCAGCACCTGGTGGCGGTGGCGGAGCGGCTCCAGCGGCTGGTGCAGAAGGTGAAGCACCAGCAGGCGGAGAAGGTGAAGCACCTGCAGCAGGCGGAGAAGCTCCAGCAGCAGGACCGCAACAAGCCGGTAGTGCAGCTAGTGCTTTACCAACAGGTTAAGATATAGTATAAAACTTGTTGGATAACAACAAACTCAGCCTAAAAAGAATATTGGGGGTTCTTGATCTTCTTGTCTACTATTCATCAATTGATCCTCGAGCTCTTTCTTTTCAGTGGTACCCTGAGTCATTAACTCTTGGTATTGTAAAGTGCCACTACCAAATAATTGAGTAGAACCGAATTTACCACGAGTATTGGCAATATTGATCTTTACTAGAGCTTTAGCATATTCCATTACCCAGCGCTCTTTAACTAGATCCTTAATTGGTCTTTCTAAACGGCAGTTTAATACTGCCCAGTACTTTGAACTACCTTGTACATTAGATATACCTGGATCAGGAGTGATACGTAATACTTGGGTACGACCATCAAAACGGAAGTATGGCTGCATTGCAAATAGCTTTTCACGAGTCTTAAGCCAATCTTTTAATACGTGCCAAGTTATTACGTCAAACGCTTTACTACCTAAAGAGTATGCAAAGTGCATTTGTTGTGCTAATGATTGCTCAATAGTAAACAAAGTATTAACCCCGCTATTAGTACCCACAGTAAAGGATGTGACATCGATAACTTTTCTGTAGGACTCTAAATCTACATCCCAACCAGATTGGAATGTTGAATCCATTGCAGATAATTCCGGGTTCAAGGTATTGTTAATCATAGTATCAACTTTGATACCTTTACCCGGGGTATATAATTTACTATCGAACACTAACAACTCTTCCGTGCCCGGAGTAAATTTAGTATACATTTCAATAGCATATGCAATCATGTCATACGTTGCAACGCATGCTATTTCAAGGTTAATTACAGGTGCACCAAGCTGAAAGAATATGCGCTCGGCCAGCATATCATAGCTGTTAATTCTACTATTAAGATTGGTAGATAGAAATGCTGAAGGTGCAACCGTGTTCGTAGACATACTGTCTATTACTTACTTTACCTCTAGTGATTTCTGAACTGTATCAAATACTACTTCAGCAGTAACAAATGCATCTATATTATAATCGCATTGTTCCCAGAGCCAATATTGCTTATCTCTAAGGTATGATCGGTTCTTTAATAGGTTATTGTTCTCGTTATATCCAAAGATACGGGGGTCTGATTGTGAGAATATAACAATACCTGGTTTACCTTTATAGAAGTGGTTTAAATGCTGCAAAAAGCTATCTACAGAAATCCAAATATCACATTGGGTAACGAGATCTTTAATTTCTGCAAGCTTGAGATTACGTCTAAAATCTGTAACCCCCTCTATAGGGGTATCTTTACTAGAACCTATTTGAATAACATCTATGTTTGCATTTATTAATAATGCGACCAATTCTTTCCAATACGGAAAGTTCTTAGGGTTTTGTTTACCGTTGCGTAAGTGCTGGGCAAACGGGCTTATAAGGACTGTTTTTTTCATTGGGTATATTTTGCTCTATAGGCTTCAGATAAAGACTTCTTCCAGTTACGACGATCCATCCAACCATATATATTATGTTCCTTTATATCAGTAAAAGATGCAGCCTCTGATAGGTTAATAATTTCAATACCAGTTTCATCTTTAAATACCTCAGGGTAACATGCCCCGATAACAAGTCTATGGTCTTTAAATTTAGCTTTAATGCTTGGTAATATAGATCTAAACGCGTAGTGATCTCCAATACCGCTATCTAAAGGTATTACCTTGAGCTTAGTCGGCTCTATCTTCCATTTTCTAAGATAGTCATGGAATATCTTTTCATCATTTTCAAACAACTTAACATTGTTTTGACTTCTAATACCACCCGCACCATAACGCATATGCCAGGTCTTAATACTCGTATCAACAAGTAATCTCCAACCTGCACGTTTAATTTCGTGGGTAAAAATGGTTTCTTCTCGGTGACCGACTTTAGATAGTCTTAGATCATAGCCGTGTTTAGCAGCTTCTGTACGGAATATAAAAGTGCTGCCCTGTAGGTGATCTACTTCAATGACTTTATTAGAGCCATTATCCACCCACTGTATGTTAAGACCAAAAAAGATATCTTCCATCTTATTAGAAGCCATTGAATGACCAATTTGGTTCTTAGGGTCTAGAATCAATGGGCCAACCGCGCCGACGTCTTTATTAGCTTCTCCGAGGGTATGACTGAATAAACGTTCTAGAGTATCAGTCTCCATTACATTATCATCATCCAATCGCCAGATCCATTCAGACTTTACATCAGTTAATGCTCGTTGATGGTTATGTATTTGTCCTTTACGGCCACCCACAGTAACTTCCCATTGAATACCCACTCTATTTAATAGAGCAAATAGGTTCTTATAAATCTCGTTCTCTCTCAAATCTTCTAAGGCATCATTATCATCATATATAATAAGACGAGAAGGCTTGAGTGTTTGATTGGCTAGTGAGGTTAGTACTAGAGGAAATGTATTATGGTATCTACCTTTTGTAGATACTGTAGCTGTTACTTTATCAGTAGTCATGGTTTGGTTGCTTGTAAAAATGCGTTCTTGTTATCGTGAGTTTGAATGCAGTTAAATCTAAAACCAGCATCAATAAGAGATTGTTTAACTTTTGCAGCAAACTGCATTGGCATCATAGCTACGACTCTACCGGTTGGTTTTAACACTCTAAACCACTCTTTAGTGCAAACATCAAGATTATCCATAGCATATTGTATAGAGTTGTACAATGCAATCTCGTTTACCGTATTACTATCCATATCCATATTATCCCACTCAAGTATGACATCGCTACATTTACTATCCTTATGCGCCCTTACATGGGTAGGAAAGATCTTACTATCATCATATGGGGTCAAATGCAACTTAATGTTGTTATTGTAACGCTTCAGGTTCACTAAACTATTACGCTTAAATGTTACATTACTGTAGCTCTCTTCATGTTCAAATGTGCCTTCAGCATAGTGATAGATAGGGAACGATCCAGCATATATCTTCTTGTCTTTCTTTTCTAATGGCTCACCGGGAACCATCTTGTGCTTATAACCAGCTTTACCGGCACGTACACAGAAATCGATATCTTCTCCACTACCCGGTGAAAAGATCTCATCAAGTATGCCAAGTTCATCAAATAGCTTCTTAGGAACCATTGCACAAAAGAATACAATAAAGGTGCCTTGGGTAATTTTATCCCCAAGTAATAGTGGCCCGGTAATACCCATCTTAGGATCATCAATAAATGGCTCTTCCATAATATCTATCCATTGATTACGTTTTTGGTCTAACAGCACAGTATCATTATTGAGTAATATTAAATAATCTCCTTGGGCAGCTTTAATACCTAAGTTAGTAGCTTTGGTGTAACCTAACCCCTTTTCTTCAGCTATAAGCTTAATACTAGGATATGTTAAGCTAAGTTCTTCTACATATTTGTGAGTGCTATCCACACAACCGTTTGCTACGACAATCACCTCGGCAGTATTAAGATCGGTATACTTAATAATGCTTTGTAGGCATGGAGCCAAAAAATCCTCTAGATGGTTGTAGGTGGGTATAATTATACTATATTTTGGTTTCACTACAGTTATATTACAAAATAACAGGGAAAAAGCAAGGGATCGCCTAAATAATATTAAACATTATGCTGCTCAAGCTTATCACGCAAACGCCGATCACGGAAGGTCTTGATTTCTTAATTGAAGAAGGAAACAAAGATAAGCCTGCAAATATGTATGTATCAGGGGTGTACATGGTTGCAGAAGAAAAAAATCGCAACAACCGTATTTATAGCAGAAACGAGATGGCCCAAGAGGTAGCTCGTTACAATGAAGAGTTCGTTTCTAAAAACCGGGCTTTAGGAGAGTTAGAGCACCCACAAAGTGCTACGGTTAATAGTGAACGTGCTTGCCACTTAATCACAGAATTAAGAATGGAAGGCAACATGGTTAAAGGCAAAAGCAAAATTTTACGTACCCCAATGGGAGAGATTATGCGTACACTTATACAAGACGGTGTAAAAATGGGCATGTCTTCAAGAGCTTTAGGTCAATTAGAAAACAAAGAAGGTGTTAACCATGTTGAGAACATGAAGCTTATCACTATTGACTGTGTAGCTGATCCTTCAGCTCCCGGCGCATTTGTTAACGGTATTCTCGAATCAAAGAGCTTTATTGTTAAGCAAGATGGCCGCTTTGAAGAAGTATATGACCAATTTGAAGGTAAGCTTTCAAAGCTACCACGTAAAGACGTAGATCTCTATTTAAGAGAGCAAATTATTCGCTTTATTAACAACCTTAAATAATATGAAAGAAAAGAACCACATCATCAATTTTATTAACAATGTTGGTAGTAACAATTTTAAAAAAGCTGATTCCTCATTAGCTGAAATTGTTAATGAAAAGCTTAAGCACCGTATTCGCGTTGCGCAACAAAAATTAACTGCTAAGAAATAACCCCATTTTATCCAATTTAGGATTTAATTTAAGATTAACTGGGATTTTGACCCTTAGAACAATAAATATAAATACATTATCATATGAGCAAAGACATTAATACTCTCTTGAAAGAAGCTACTAAAGACTTTCTTTCTGAAGAAACCCTTAAAGTTATCTCCGAAGCAATTCAAAATAAAGCTGAGGAAAAAGTTCAGCTCGCAGTTGAAGCTGCTCTTGTTAAACAAGACGAAGAATACGCAACCAAACTTGAGCAAGTATTAGAAGCTATCGACGCTGATCATACCGAAAAGCTCGATAAGATCGTTGCTCGTATTGACGAAACACACTCTGCTAAGTTTCAACATGCCCTTACTGTACTTGATGAGGGCCAATCTGAAAAGCTTGGTAACCTTATTAATGTTTACGAAAATGCCCTTCAACAAGAAGCTAGTAACTTTAAGAATACATTAGTTGAACAGCTTTCAAACTATATCGACCTTTATATCGACAAAGCAATTCCTGCTCAACAAATTCAAGAAGCTACTGAAAATGCTCGTTCCCGTAAGATTGTTAACGAAGTTAAGCGTTTAGTGGGTCTTAGTGACGAGTTTGTAAACGAAAGCGTTAAAGAAGCACTTATCGATGGTAAGCAACAAATTGACGAAGCAGTCGTACGTTCAAAGCAACTCGAAAAACAACTTCAAGTTGTTACTGAAAGAGCCGCAAATGCTGAAAAACAACTTTTCTTAGAAAAGAAGTTAGAAAACTTTCCATCTGCTAAGAAAAACTATATGCTCCGTGTTCTTTCTGAAAAGAAAATGGAAGCTATTAAAGAAAACTTCAATTACGTCTCTGAGATGTATGACAAAAAAGAAGAAGATGAAAACATCACTCTTAAAGAATCCGCTAAGCCAAAGACCCGTGGGGTAGATGTTTCAGCTCCAGTTGAAACCCTTAACGAATCTAAGTCATTCTCAACTGCAGATGATAATGACGGAGCTTCTTTCGTAGCAAATGCTTACGTAACAGAGCTTACTAAGAAAGCTTACTAAGCAATCCGGATTATTTTACAAAAGCCCCCTAAAACAGGGGGCTTTTTTTATAAGTATATTTCTAATCGTTGAAGTTCTGTCAAGAACTTGAGGTATGTCAGTTAAAACAAATATTATTACAATATGAAATCAGTAAAACCATCACAATCTTACATCAATCAAGATCGTGCATCAAGCCTTCTTAAAAAGTGGGCCCCATTGCTCGACCATGCTGATGAAGCAACCCCAGCAATCAAAGACGACCACACTCGCTTAAACACCGCTATTCTTCTTGAAAATCAAGAACAATGGTGCTTAAGAGAAGCTAGCAACACAGCTGGCGCGGGCGGCTCTTTCGGTTCTGCTGCATCCATGGGCTTCGGCGGTAAACCATCTAGCGACTTCTACGCTTCTGGTGATGCCCGCTTACCGAAGATCCTTATTCCAATGATCCGCCGTACCTTCCCAGAATTGATCACCAACGAAATCGTTGGCGTTCAACCAATGAGTGGTCCAGTAGGTCTTGCGTTTGCTCTTCGTTACAAATACGAAGCAGACCCACTCGGCGCAACAAGTCCAGACGGCGCTTACGGCGCAGCTTCTAACAGCCCACAAGGTTGGACAGTACCAACAGACGGTACCGAAGTAGGCTGGAATTACATGAATACCCGCTTTACCGGTACTTCCGCAAGTTGGTTATCTGGTGGCGCAACAGCAATCACAGGCTCTGAAGCTTTCAATATCGTTGGTAATGACCAAGGTGTTGCAAATCTCTTAGCTAACTTCGAGCTTTCAAGTAACATCCCGCAAATGGTTGTTGCTTTCGAAAAGACAGCTGTTGAAGCTGGTACACGTCGTTTAGCAGCTCGTTGGTCCGTTGAACTTGAGCAAGATCTCAAGAACATGAACGGTATCGACATCGACAACGAACTCACCAATGCGATGAGTTACGAAATCCAAGCTGAAATCGACCGCGAAATGGTAATCCGTATGTGCCAAGTAGCAATCAATGCTGGCTTCGGTCAAGGTTACTCAGTCTGGTCTCCAGTATCAGCTGACGGCCGTTGGTTAGGTGAACGTAATCGTGACTTCTACGCCAAGATTATCGTTGAAGCTAACCGCGTTGCTATCCGTAATCGTCGTGGTGCAGCAAACTTCATCGTCGCAACCCCACGTGTTTGCGCAATGTTAGAAATGCTCCCAGAATTCCAATGGTTCTCCGTACAAGGTAACGTCAACACACAACCAGTAGGTATCGCTAAAGTTGGTACCGTTGGTGGCCGTTTCAACGTTTACCGTGATACCCGCACCGAAGCTCAATATCAAGTAGGTACCCGTGGTACCGCTCTTGAATATGCTCTTCTTGGCTATAAGGGTACAGAGTACTATGACACCGGTATCGTTTACTGCCCATACATCCCAGTATTGGTACAACGCACCGTTGGTCCTAACGATTTCGCTCCAAGAGTTGGTTTAATGACCCGTTATGGTGTAATTGATCATATTTTCGGCGCAAATCTCTACTACCATCTCATTATCGTGACTGGTCTTGGCACAAGCTTCGTACCAGGAACACAGTCTGTGTTTCTTTAATTAATTCAATATTAACGTTAATTAACGTTATTATTTTTACAAACCTCACTAGAAATAGTGAGGTTTCTTATTGTACTAATATTGATATTGACTAGATATGGTATAATTATATTATATGAAACCAGTAGAGACTATGTCCGATAGCGAATTTAAAGAATATATTAAATCAGTTGACCATTTTCGTGGTCTAAAGAAGGATTCTTTTTTCTCTAAAAAGATATTACAATATACAAAAAATAACAATTTATTTAATGAAGAAACAACTATACAGACGTATTTGTATTATATTCGTAATGATATTAAAAATATACCACAATGTATAGTATGTAATAAACAGATAGTAAATTTGGCTAAAGGGGCAAATAGATTACAGAAGTTTTGCTCAAAAAAATGTCAAGGCAGTAGTCAAATAACTGGCAATTGGCCAGAAAAAATAGATATATTATCGTTATCGGATTTTGATGTAGTACAAGAAATTAAAGCTCGCCCAACATGTAAAAATATTACAAAAAGTGAAAAATGGAACGCAAGATTAAGTCTATACATTAATAGTAACACTGAAATTAATTCTGAGCAATTAACAGGGGAAGAAAAAATACATATAATTAAAAGAGATTTAAAAGCAGTACCTAAGTGTGATAACTGTAAGATTAATCACGTTTCGATTTCCCCTAGATACAATAACAAGGACGAAACCACTAGGCTTCGTTTTCAGTCTCTGTGTTGGGATTGTCATACAAAGACATCAAATTATGAAAAAATAATAAGAGACTGCTTATGTAGACTCAATACGCCTTATGAAAAAAATACGAGAGCTGTACTAAATAATAAAAAAGAATTAGATATTTATTTACCGGAACAAAAAATAGGTATTGAAATTAATGGTTTATATTGGCATAGTGAAGCACAAAATATATACAATAAACTCGAGGATTGTAACAAACAAGAAATAAGACTACTGCAAATTTTTACTGATGAAATCGATAAATCTCTGGATATTGTTTTCTTTCGTTTAAGAAATATCTTGCAAAAAGTTAAATATAAAATTGGCGCGCGAGTGTGTGTGGTTAAAAAAATAGATAACGTTATTAAGAATAAATTTCTTAATAAATATCATATACAGGGCGCGGATAAATCTCAGATTAATCTAGGCTTATTTTGGAAGAATAGACTTGTATCGGTTATGACTTTTGCTAGACCGCGCCGAGTTTTAGGTTATGTTAATATGGATGCCGGTTGGGAGCTTAGTAGATTTGCTTCAATTAATAGTTTTTATATTTTAGGGGCGGCCGGTAAATTATTTAAAGGTTTTATTGAATTGCAAAAACCAACTCGGGTATACAGTTACTGCGATTTAAGGTGGTCCCAAGGGGATGTATACAAAAAAATAGGCTTTAAATTTGTAAAAAACACCGTGCCTAATTATTGGTACTGTTTAGGTCCAAGCTATAAAGAAAGACATCATCGGTTTAACTTTCGTAAATCCGTTTTAAATAAAAAATTAAAACATTTTGACTCTAAATTAACTGAAGTACAGAATATGTACAATAATAAGCACTACAGAGTATTCGACTCCGGTCACATGCTATTTGATTGGACCGCAGAATACTAAGAACAAGTATAAAACAGGCTTTATCTTTACTCTTATTGTATATTTGTAACCCTATTGTAATTAACTACATGAATGACGTTACTATAGTAATACCGGCTTACAAGCCTGTAAGCTTATTAAAAGAGTGTATACAATCTATTATTGATACAACTCATATGGATTCTATAAACGTGTTGGTGGTGTGCAATGGTAGTGATAAAGAGAGTGCTGAATATCTCTTAAGTTTAGATCATAAGAATATAAACTTTATTTGGTATAAAGATGCACTTGGTTTTACTAAAGCAGCTAATATAGGATTAAAGCATGCTTCTACCCCGTATATTGTACTGTTAAACACCGATGTGACGTTTTTAACTTATGCCCCAAGGCATGAATGGGTAAACCAGCTTATTAGCCCATTGAGAGAAGACTCTCAAGTGTCAGTTACCTGCGCTGCTGACATGTATGCAGGTGGTAAACTATATTTCCCATTCTTTTGTGTGGGTCTACAAAAGAGTATATTAGAGAAATTTAACTATCTAGATGAAATCTTTAGTCCAGGTTATGGAGAAGATATAGACTTTTGTTTTAAGACTGTTAACGCCGGTTACAAATTACAAGCAGTCGGAGAACGGATCAGAGATAAAGAAAACAATAGATACATAACTACATTTCCGGCCTATCATAAAGGCCAAGGCTCTTTTGGAGAAGTAGGTCTCAATTTAGCTCAAAGAGGTCATATGATAATACATGACCGTTACTTTAAGCAGTAATTACCAGTTCTTACAGCTAAAATATTTAGCGGTGCCTGGCTTTGCAGTAGAGCATTTATGGCGCGCTCTAAATGACTTACGTTTAGATGGGTTAGATTTCTTAATGCGTAAGTTAGGATCGCCGTAGTGTACCCGTTTTAATTTACCGTTCACTCGGGTACAGCGCATATACTTTTTATCTTTACGGGTAGAAGACATTTGACCGGTAACTTTAGTGCAGCGTCCGCTTTGCTCTTCTACAGGAAAAGTTTCGGTAAATTCTTTTAAGAGCTCGTTCACTCTTGTATTAAAATTTTCGAATAGCATATATAATATTTAGTCTTTTGTATAAGTATTAAGCAGATGAGCAAAAAAAAGAAGGCCTCTAAACAGAACAGCCATTTGCCTGCTAAAGACAAAAGTCTTATAGTGCACCAAAATGAGAAATTGACTCGACAAATAATTATTCGACAAAGACCGGATTTAACAAACAAGCAAAAAGAGTTTTTAAAACTTGCTTTAGATAACAATACTAAGGTAGTATTTTTATCCGGTCCATCAGGCAGTAGTAAGAGCTTTCTCTCGGTTTTAGCTGTACTTGAGCTAATGAATCTTAAAAAAGTAAGTGATTTAATATATATTCGAAGTATTGTTGAAAGTAGTGATAACAAAATGGGATTTCTTCCAGGAGACGCGAACGAAAAACTGTCTCCATATCTTGAGCCATTACTAGAAAAGCTTGAAGAAATGCTGGATACATCCGATATAAACACACTTCAAAAAGAGAAGCGTATTGCCGCTAAGCCAACTGGTTATCTTCGTGGTTTAAGTTGGAATGCTAAGGGTATTATTATGGATGAAGCTCAAAACAGTACCTTTAAAGAGCTCACTACCTTACTCACTCGTGTTGGTCATTTTAGCAAACTGTTTATATGCGGGGACCCAATGCAATCAGATATTAATGGCAAATCTGGTTTTGAAAAAATGTGTAACGTTTTTAACGACGAAGAGAGCACCAACAAGGGAATTCATGTATTTTATTTGACCGAAGAAGACATTGTTCGAAGTGAAATAGTTAGATACATAGTTAAGAAGCTCGAGTTGTACAACAAAAAAGTATAAGCTGAGTAAATAATATTCCTCTGAAAGAGCTAGAACTTTTTCAGAACCCCACTATCATGACGTCTCCTATGTCGAAAGAAATTACTATTGTTAAACGCTCAGGTAAGAGAGAGAAATTCTCTGCTGATAAAATTAACAAAATACTTCAATGGGCCTGTACCGACATCAAAGGTATTTCCTTTGAGCAAGTCGCTATGAATGCTCACCTTCAATTCTTTGACGGGATTACCTCTAAAGATATTCACAACACGCTTATTGAAGCTGCTGCTGGTTTGATTTCTGAACAAACCCCTCAATATCAAGAAGTTGCATCTCGTTTACTTAACTACCAATTGCGTAAAGAGGTGTGGGGCGGCAAAGGGGCACCCAGGCTTTATGATTTTGTAAAGGTTAATATTGAAGACAATAAAGTTTATGATTCAGATATCCTAAACTGGTATGACAAGAAAGAGTTTGATAAGCTAAACGACTTTATTGATCATAATAGAGACTTTGACTTTGCTTATGCCGGTATTAAGCAACTTTGTGAGAAGTATTTAGTACAAGACCGTGTAAGTAAGACTATATTCGAGACCCCGCAATTTGCATACATGCTTATTGCGATGACCCTCTTTAAAAATTACAAAGAGCGTCGTTTAGATTATATTAAAAAAGCTTACAATGCATTTAGCAAACATAAGATTAATCTACCGACACCGCTTATGGCCGGGGTGCGTACAACACTTAAGAGTTATGCTTCGTGCATGCTCATCACTGTAGATGACACACTCAGATCGATTTTTGCGAGTAATGATGCTATTGGTTTTGCTACTGCCAATCGTTATGGTATTGGCATTAATTTTTCTCGTATACGGGCTGTTAACAGCCCTGTACAAAACGGTACTGTCGTGCATACCGGCCCGGTTCCGTATCTCAAAATGTTCGAATCAGCCGTAAAGAGCTGCCATCAAAACGGTATTCGTGGGGGTAGTGCTACAGCTAACGTAGCTTTTTTTCATAAAGACATCGAAGACATTTTAGTTCTTAAGAACAATGCAGGTACTGACGATAACCGGGTACGTAAACTAGATTATTGTATTGCGTTCGATGGTTTGTTTTATGAGCGTTTTTTAAAGAATCAAAACGTAACTTTATTCTCGTATCACGAAGTACCTGAACTATGGAACGCTTTCGGTATGCCCGGCTTTAAAGAACTATATGAGAAAGCCGAGAAGAATCTTAACATTAAGACTAAGAAGACTATTAGCGCTAGAGATTTGTTTATGCTCTTCTCTAAAGAGCGTTTTGAAACCGGTCGTATGTATGTGTTTAACGCCGACCATGTTAACAGTCATGGTACCTGGCTTGAGCAAGTAGATACTACTAACTTGTGTGTAGAAGTGACGCACCCCCTCAAGCCCATTTATAATATCGAAGACGCAAACGGAGAAATTGGTGTTTGTATTCTTGCAGCAGTTAACTTACTCGAGATTAAAGACAATAACGACATGGAACAAACATGCGACGTAATCGTTCGTATGCTTGATGAACTTATTGATCATCAAAATTACTTTGCCCCTGCCGCTGCTAACTTTGCTAAGAAGCGTCGCAGTCTCGGTATCGGTATTACTAATCTTGCAGCAGTATTTGCACGAGAAGGAGTAAAATACTGGGACAAGAAAGCACCTAATCTTGCAGCTCGTCTAATGGAGTCAGTTAGTTATTACTTGCTAAGTGCTTCAGCAGATCTTGCACAAGAAAAGGGCCCTTGTGACAAGTACTCTCTTACTAAGTTTAGTAAAGGGGTTCTACCTATCGATACCTACAAGAAAGAGATCGACGAGTTTGTTACCGAGAAGTTGCATCAAGACTGGGAAGCACTAAGAGAGAAGATTACAAAGACTGGTATTCGTAATAGTACTCTAACTGCTCTAATGCCTTGTGAATCTTCTGCTGTTATTCAATCCTCCACTAACGGTATTGAGCCGCCTCGTTCGCTTATTACTTCTAAGCGTTCTAAAGCTGGTATTGTACCTTCAGTCGTACCCGGGGTTGAAAAATACGGAGAAAACTACACACTAGCTTTTGAAATGCCAAGTAATGAAGGCTACCTTAAGGTAGTCGCTGCATTACAGAAATTCGTTGATATGAGTATTTCAGCTAACCTTTATTACAACGTAAACAAGTATCCAAACAGAAAAGTGTCGCAAAATGACCTCATTATGGATATACTTACCGCTTACAAATACGGTCTCAAGACTTTATACTATACCAACACCTACGACGGAGACACACAGACCGCTCTAAACAATAACAAATCGACCGCTATGCAAGCAACTAAATTACCTGGTAATTATATTGCTAAGGCAGATTTAGTGGATTCACAAGAAAAAGAAACCCCAATGGATGATTCCGGTTGTGCGGGCGGTGCATGTACTTTATAATAAATGAAAACAGTTCTTAATAAAATTAACGTCGACTCGACTAAGCAGCCGCTCTTCCTCGGTAAAGATCTAGCTATACAACGCTATGACCGTTTAAAGTATCCTAAGCTTTACGATCTTTACGATCAACAGCTTAACTTTTTCTGGCGCCCTCAAGAAGTTAACCTTACCAAAGACGCTTCTGACTATAAGAAACTGTCTGACGAAGAGCGTTTTGTATTTGATAGCAATCTTAAGTTTCAGACAATGGGCGACTCAATGCTTTCCCGCTCGATTCATCAAATGATGCATCATGTTAGTAATCCTGAACTTGAGATCTGTATGAATGTGTGGTCGTTTTTTGAGACTATTCATAGTAACTCATATACCTACATTCTTCAGAACGTTTACCCAGATGCAACTAAGTTCTTTGATTCTATCCTTGAAGATGAAGAGATTGTAAAGCGTGCTAATTTTTTAACTAGCAAATACGATGCTTTAATGAGTAATACCAAAGACCCTAAAGAACAAATCTTAGAGGCGCTTATTGCTACTCAAATCATGGAGGGGCTTACCTTTTATGTATCGTTTGCTTGCTCGTTTTATTTCGGCTATAGAGGTAAAATGGAAGGAAATGCTAAGATTATTAACTTAATCTCTCGAGATGAAAACCTTCACGTAGCTATTACTCAAAACGTCATCAAATACCTTAGAGATAACCCTGATGAAGGCTTTCAGTCAACCTATAAGAAGAGTGAAGAAAAGATCTATGAATTCTACCGAGCTGCAGTAGATGCTGAAAAAGAGTGGGTAGACTATCTCTTTAGTAAAGGCAGTCTAGTGGGACTTACCCCAGACTCTCTTAAGCAATACGTAGAGTACCTTGCTAATAACCGTCTTAACTCGTTAGGGCTTAAAAAACTATACGATACTAAGTCTAACCCGCTTGGTGGCTGGCTAGATAGCTTTTACGATAGTAAAAAAGTACAAGTCGCACCTCAAGAAACTGAAATTTCGTCTTACGTTAAAGGGGTAGATAACGTATTGGACGAGAATGCTTTTGGAGATTTTAAGCTATAACACATAATAAACTGTAAGTAATAGTATGCGCTATCTAGCCATATTACTTACAGTTTTTTTATTAGCCGGGTGTGCCTTGTACCCTAACCTTAAGATGCCCGATCAGTGGAAGGGACTAACTAGTACTGGTAGAGCTGCAGCTGAAACCGTTAACGCAGCCAATCAAAAAGAAGCTATTAATAAGGCCACTGAGGCAGACAAAAAGGTTGAAGAGGCTCGTAAAAAAATGGAGCTCGAATATGCTAAGTTTAGAGAAGATCTTCAAAAAGCATACGACGATAGAACCAAAAAAGATAATGAAAATTTTCATATAATTAGCCTACTCAACTACGGGGTATATCAAATAACTCAAGAAAAGAAAAAAATAGATATTAATACTACGATTGCTCATTTACGCTCAAAAGAAATAATGATGCGTGCTGATGTATTAACTGAAGTAGAAAAAGAAAAAATTAGAGAAGAACTCGATCAAGAAAAAACTAAAACTATCGATGAACTCTATATAAAATATAAAGCTAATATCGATCTTGCAATCAAACAAAAAGCCGCATTAGATGCTGCTGAGTCTTTAATTTTATTAAAAGAAAAAGAAAAAGACGCTATAAGAACAGCTAATAAACAAAATATTGAAAAGCTAGAAGCAGATAAAGCTATCGAGCTAGAAGCTATTAGAAAAGCCGCCGATGATAGAGTAACAATAGCGCGGGAAGCTCAAAAAGCTGAAATGCTTGGCTACATTATTAAAGCATTAGTAGCTGTAGGGGTAGTGTTTTTAATACTAGCCGGTTTATTAAAAAGTATTACTATGGGTATAGTATCTATTTCTGCATTTGCTTTAGCTTATACAGCAGCAATGGTCCCGATGTGGGCTATAATGACTGTAATGGGAGTAATGTTTGCCATAGTTATATGGTCTAATTACGCTAACACTATCAAAAAAGCGTGTGTTAAACAGCCGACAATTCAATAACGTCAGTAGAAGATGTTGTTGTGACTGCTTTAGTCTTAGCTTTACCAGTTAACTCGGCAATAATTTCTTCTCTAGTAGCAATGAGTATATTAGTTTGACTACCCGGTAGCATTGAATTACCTTCGTTTTTAAGCTGCTGTAATTCCTTTTTACCTTCGAGTTCAATCTTTTTAATCTCTTTATTAATCTCAGCTTTTTTGTTAAGCATGTGCAGTTTATTAACTGTTTCGATTGCCCCGGTACTTGCTGCTATTAAACTTGCTAATCCGGCCATCATATCAGGGTCCCCGGTAGCTACAGTTAATTTCTGAAGCTCCATTATACTCTTAACACTGTTTTCTACTAGATCAGCTGAATGCTTTAATACAAATGCTTCCATTTCCTCGTTAGTTTTGGGTGGAACTGTAGGAGCTGCTGAAGGAGTGGGAGTACCAGTTAATGTCTTAGTAACTACCGATGTTGCTACCGTAGTACCTGCGGGTGGATTTAAACCGGCAATAAAACTGTCGATTTGGTCAATAATATTAGCATTATTTGTTGTGCTGCCGGATACTGGAGGTACGTTCACATAAAATACTTATAAAAACAGTAGAGTTATCAAGTAAGGGGTATATTATAATAACACTATGAAAGAAGTAATTGTAACTGTACAAGGACACGGCACCTTTATTGTTGCCGCTGATAAAGTCGCACAACTTATTGCCTGGCTTCAAGCTAACAAAGCTATTGGCGTTAACGAAAATAGTGGTAATTTCGGTGGACAAACTTTGCTGAGAGGTTAATATAACAACTATGTTCCCAGTAACTATTAAATTTGTTAAGACCCACGATCTTGCTGTATTACCTAAGTTTAATCATGCCGATCCATATGTAGGAGATTCCGGGCTTGATCTTACTTCTGTCGAAACTGTAACTATTCCAGCTAGAAAGTACGGTGTGGTTCCAGTCGGCCTTAAACTTGGTTATATTACACCAGGCTATTGGATCCGGGTTGAAGGTCGCTCTGGTGTAGGCTTTAAGAAGCATATCTTCCCTCACTTCGGTATTATTGATAACCCTTACCGTGGAGACATGGGTATTAAGCTTTATAACTTTAGCGATGTCGACCAGTCGTTTGCACCTGGCGATAAAATTGCACAACTTATTATTTACCCGCTTATTCAAGCAGATATTGAATGGACTGACCAAGCAGTTGAATCTGCTCGTGGTGAAAAAGGTTTTGGCTCGTCTGATAAAAAATAATGTCAATTAACGATCAGCTTAAAAATATTTGGGTTGAAGCATATCGGCCAACTAAACTGGCCGATATGGTTCTTTCTGAAACTCTACGTACATTCGTAGAAGAGTGTAAACGTAAGCAAGAAATACCTAATATGCTATTGGTAGGTAATGCCGGTACAGGCAAGACTACCTTAGCTAAGGTTATTATAAATGAAATTTTAGATGCACAATACTTGTACATTAACGCGAGCGAGAAGAACGGTATCGATGAAGTTCGTACCTCGATTCTTACTTTTGCACAAACTAAGAGCCTGGATGGAAAGCTTAAGGTTATTTTTCTGGACGAGTTTGACAACTTTACTGACGCGGGTCAGAGAGCGCTGCGTAATGTTATGGAAGAGTATGCCGGTAATACCCGTTTTATTCTCACTGGTAACTATTTACATCGTATTATTCAGCCCATTCAATCTCGTTGTCAAGTTTTCACTGATTTTACTCCTCCTATTAGGGAATATGCTAAGCGAATAGTTTATATTCTACAACAAGAGAGTGTTAATGTTGAAGCCGATCAAGTAGAACTCGTTAAAGAAGTTATTCGGTATCACTACCCGGATTTGCGGAGAATTATTAATTACATTCAGCGTAGTGTTATCGAGAACAAGCTTTGCCTTAAAGATGTTATTAACAACGAGAGTTTTGCACAGGAGATCCTGGATAAAACAATGGACAAAGAGGATCTTATGACTCTACGTAAGCTAGTAATAGAAAACGAACAGACCTTTGGTAACGACTACCCAAAACTAATGAGGGACTTGTTTAATGCTATATACAAGAGCGGATTACCCGATAACAAAAAAAGACTTGCATTACTGCAAGTCTCTGAATTCTTATATAGAAGTGCTTTAGTTATAGATCAAGAAATAAACTTTTTTAGCTGCCTTATTGCGTTAAGTCAGCTTTAGTGGGTTTATTAAAGATACTACCTACCGCCCCATCCCATTCTCCGACTTCGCAGCTATCTATATCTCTATCCCCGGTAAACGTTGCGTCAGGTTTAACCATTTTGCAAGCGCGTTTCCAACCGGCATACGTTTGAAACTCTCTTTCACCCATATAGTTTTTAGCTTCATATGCTGAAGTTTGCTCCATTTCTTCAGGGTTATGTGTTACTTCAGAAGTTGTACCGGTAGTATCCCCGGTGTCTTCAATAACATCAGCATCAGCTTCGTGTAAATTATCATGAACTAATTCTTGGACAACTTCAGGATAATCAAGGTTCAATTCGTCGATTTCATCGTCGTTCATTACTGTACCATCTTTAAAAGAACCTGAAACTACATAGGCATCAACGAAGTCTGGAAAATCGCTCATATCGACGCCGTCTAATTCTAAAGATTTTAAATTAACTTCCTTGCCGTTAATTACTGCCCGTGGTCCACGATTTAAACCAGGGTTCTCATTAACTTCAGCTTCAGCTTCGTTATCTACATCTTCATTAAGAATGCTCATGTATACATTCTCAATATTTTCCATAGACTCTTTTAAAGTCTTTGGCTTTTTGCCGTTTTTAGCAAGTGGCTTGTAATTTGTAGAGGGCTTGGAGTCATCATAACTATTAGCACCTACGGACGGTTTCTTGTTTTTAGTAGCTAATTCGTAATCTCCCTTTTTAGCGTAATTTTGCTTTTCCCCAACATCTGTTTGTTCGTCGGTTACTGCATCTTTGTTTTTACCTTTCTTAGAAGGCTTTTGATAAGGAGCTTCTTTACCAGAACGCTTATTCTTTTTAGATACTGGGGGCAAATTAACACCGGTATCGATTGGCTCTAAAAGACCAATAGGAATAGTAACTAGATTACCGAAAGCCCCGGGCGCACGCTCTTGATAGAGGTCTGCATGGGTTGCTGGTAATGCAACATGTCCCATTGAACCGTATTGGGCGTTTGGGGTGTGGAGTCTACCCACTCTTAAGTTATAACCAGATTTTTCTGAATCTTCAAGACGTACTTGTATAGATGTTGGAAGCGCTTTGTATTGCTCACTCGTCTTGTATCCATCTTTAAGTTTAACTACATCCCCTTCTAGTAATCCATGACCTTGCTTAAAGCGATCATAGATGGTTTCGTAAAGCTTAATAAATTTACCGTTCTTCATAAAAGTTATACCATTACTTATGGTTTTCATTACTTATCCCTAAGTAATTAATATGCCCAGCTTAAACTTTAAAGGTCTCCAAAAAATCGAGTCTACCACAAAGCACAGCTTTGTAGATTTGCATTTAGACTTTAGCAATCCAGTTGAGCGGGATATTAAAACTGATTTCGACGAGAGTGCAATTGCTAACTCTATAGTAAATCTATTTAATACGTCTCCTGGTCAGAATTTATTAAATCCCGAATATGGCTTAAATTTACTACAATATGTGTTTTTACCAGCCACGGATACAACTGCGCGTATGATAGGTCAGAGTATAATGAACAACCTTTCCACCTTTGAACCAAGAGTATCAGTTAGGAATATTAATATAAACGTCGACTCAGACCTGCAAACCTTTACTATTACATTAAGTATCCTGATACCCTCATTGAACTCCCAATTAAATATACCCGGCACATTAACTAAAACAGGATTTACCCTTCTTAAATAAAGATGAACACATCTTCAGACAACACTAACCTTAATATAGCAACAAATGAATATGTTGCGTTTGACGCACTTTCTTTAAAGAATTTTATTACTACTCGTTTAAACGAGAGTGGCTTGTTTACAGACCAAAATTTTGAGGGTTCAAACATTACAGCAATTAACAATATTATTGCGTATTCGTTTCATACCTTAATGTATTATATGAATCAAACATCGACTGAAACGATGTTTAGTGAATCTCAGTTATATGAGAATATGAACCGTATAGTAAGCATTGTAAATTACTCCCCTATAGGCAATCAAACTTCTACTCTTTCGTTTACTGTATCAGCAACTACTAATCTCGGCATCGGCACTTACACTATACCTCGTTACTCTTTTATTAGAGTGGGTAACGCGACTTATTCCTTTAACAGTGACGCAACTTTTACTAAAACTGTTTCAGGCACTGAAAGTCTAACATCAGTCGGTAATCAATATCTTTTATATCAAGGTACCTATATAGAGTATCCACTTTACACTGCTAGAGGGGAGGCAAATGAAATTGTTTTTCTAATACCCGGTACTGATGTTATTGTTGACCATTTTAATATAGATGTTTATGTAAAGAGTATTGCTACCGGCAAGTGGGTTAAATGGTCTCGTGCAGAGTCTCTTTACCTTGAAGACGCTACCGCCACCACATATGAAATACGTTTAAACAGTAATAAAAATTACGAAATTAAATTTGGGGATAGTATTAACGGTGTACAGTTAGCTGTCGGAGATATTGTAGCGGTTTATTATCTACAATCAGTAGGCACCGACGGGCAAGTCGGGGCTGGTGCGCTTAATGGTCAGCCAGCAGTAATTTATACTACCGGTCAGTTTAATCTTATTAAGCCTGATGTTATTAGTAGTGATTTAACACTACTTAACGATGTTAACATATTAAACCTACAATTTGCTAACTCTAACATTTCTACTACCTACACAGAAGCAGAAACCGTAGCAAATATCCGTAAAAATGCGCCAGCATCATTTAAATCTCAGTTTAGAGTGGTAACCACTTCCGATTACGAATCTTATATTAAGAACAACTTTGCAAACATTATAAACGATGTTAAAGCTTTAAGCAACAACTCTTATGTAACCGAGCATTTAAAGTATCTTTACGATATTGGTCTAACTAACCCAGGTCAAGATTACAGAGTGTTATATAACCAAATGGCATTTGCAGATGCGTGTAACTTTAATAATGTATATGTTTATGTACTACCTAAAGCTACAAAACTTATTACCAATAACTACGTAAATTATTTAACCCCGGCTCAAAAGCAGTTAATTATTTCTACGGTTAACGATAAAAAGACCCTAACTTCAGAAGTAGTAATCATGGATCCAGTATACAAAGCTGTTACTGTGGGTCTCGGTAAAGATGCTGTTAACTTAGCTGACATTGCTGATTCTCGTTTGGTAGTTACTCTACAGAGAGACTCTAAAATACCATTAAGCGTAATTAAAGACCGGGTACAATCCATATTCGAAACATATTTTAACCCAGTCAATATAACACTAGGCTTTTCAGTTAGTATAACTGATATTACCGGTAGTATCTTAGCTCTAGACGGAGTAAAACAAGTAACCACAACCAATACAGGAGACTCTGTAAATGGTGTTTCTTTAATTGTTTACAACCCTTCTTACCCGTTAAACGATATAGTTTCAACCACTAAGAACTTTACAGTCAAATCTTTTCAAACTATTTATCTAGACGATATTAACGAATTAATGACAAGAGTCACAGTAGAATTAGAGGTAACCCAAAATACCTCTATCGTTAACTTCTAATTATGAGCTGCACAAGCTACAAAGTATTTAATAGTAATAATCAAGCGTATGTGACATACACTGATTGTGATGGTACCCTACACGAGAATGAATTGATTCTCGGTACAAGTGTTGGTTATTGCTGTATTTGTAATAATGATGCTTATGGAGCTCCAGTAGATGGTATATCTAACACCGGGGATACAACTTTTATATATGATGATACTTGCTACCCAACCGCGCCGGATATAACTTGGGCAAGTGAACCGGGCACGGTTAATACTGGAGAATTTTATAATATCGCCGCGGTCGGTAGTTCTCTAGGCGGCCATCTTGCAACTGTTAATATAGATAAGTCATTTGACAATACTAACTGGGCTCCTTTTGCGTATGTGGGACCAGGAGACGGTAACACGAGTAATTCTAATAACGACGACTCTGCAAGTAACCCCTCGACAGCTCAGGTATATTATAGGGCTTGGGCAACAGATACGTTCGGTCTAAGTTCCTCTTTTATTTTTCAGACTGTTAATATTGCAGCAGCTCCTACTATTTCTTGGTCAACTACCCCCGGCACTGTTGAATCTGGAGAAACCTTTACAATTACCGCCACCGGTGCATCTGAGGGCGGCTACCTCGACGCTGTTAGTATAGATTACTCTTACGATAACTCTACCTGGATACCATTCGCTTATGCTGGTGGTGGGGATGGGTATACTGGAACTTCAAGTAATCCCTTTGCCGCAAATAACCCACCAAATTCGGTTGTGTATTTTAGAGCGTGGTCTGAAGATACTAGAGGGCAAAATTCAGGGTACATTACTCAAACTGTTAATATAAACCCAGTACCCCCACCGTCTCCAACACCTGCCCCGTCTCCAGTTCGTTATACGCTAACAGTTGCATTACAAAATGGGGCTGGCACCACCGGCGGATCTGGTTCATATTTTGAAGGAACTGCTTTACAAATTTCTGTGGCTCCAGGGTCTGGATGGGCTTTTGTACGCTGGGAAGATAGCTCGGGTGGGGTTATTAATATATACAACAACCCAGGGACAACTTACATGCCCGGGTATGATCATACCATATACGCTGTACTAATAGCTATACCACCTTCCCCCTCAGTTTCTCCTGCTCCTTCTGGCTTACCTAATTACACTCTAAGTGTACAGACAAGCCCAGGGCTCCATGGTACTACTACAGGAAGCGGTACTTATGTTACTGGTACTAATATAACTATATCTGTAACCCCTGATGCTAATTACACTTTTAGTTATTGGCTAGATAGTACCGGCAATATACCTGATATATACGCTAATCCGGGCACTTTTAATTCTATTGCAGGTAACGCAACTATTTACGCGGTACTTACCTACATCCCCCCACCTCCAACCCCTTCAGTTACCCCGTCTACGTCTACCCCTATACCTTCCGTAACGCCATCTACTTCTATACCATATTATAGCATACTAGCTTATAGTAGCGGTTTCGGAGATGTTTACCTTGATGGGTCAGATACCCAAGGAGATCCTATTAGTAAGCCTGCTGGTACATATACTCTAGTAGCTCAACCCACGGCTGGGTATATATTTAGTGAGTGGGTTTTTGATAATGGCTCACCTCCATCTGAAGTTACGTCATCTACTAATGCAAGCACTTATATAATTGTTGCTGGTGACTGCGCGATTAGCGCGGTGTTTACCCCGTCTCCAACCCCTTCAGTTACCCCGTCTACGTCTACCCCACCTCCAACCCCGTCAGTTACCCCGTCTACGTCTGGGGCTCCTGGAGCTTCAATAACCCCGAGTCCGTCTACGTCTACACCGCCCCCGACTCCAACCCCGAGTCCGTCTACGTCTACACCACCCCCGACTCCAACTACAACACCATCCACGACCCCACCACCCCCGACTCCAACTACAACACCATCCACGACCCCACCACCACCAACCCCGTCAGTATCGGTCTCTACCCCTATTGGACAACCTAATTGGGTTATGCCAAAAGATATAAAAGGTATTATAGTTAATGTTCCTGTTACCGGGGTATATACTTTTGCAACCCCTATAGAATGTAGTATTGATAGAGTTCCATACATCACTGATTCTCTTATATCAAAGTTTTACAATATAGTATGGTATTGGGGGGACAATACATCTACAGAAAACGAGTTTACCCCTTCTCATGTTTATAACTGGCCAGGGGTTTATGAAGTAAAATTAGTACTTTACAATTCTCTTTCAGCTGATACAGTACCTCCTTATAGAAGAACGTTTTCAACCACTGTTACTGCTGTAAATTTTGTAAAAGACGAGCTTACCTGGGACTACACTAACTGGTCGGACCTTACCCCTACTAAGGTATCTAATGGTGCATGTTTTCATGGTTTTCAATCTTGTAAAACTGGTACAGTTACCGGTGGTCCAATACCTCTTACAGTAAACTACTACACAACCATTAAGGATAACGAAAGTGTTAACTTTAATTTTTATGCAGATAACTCTTTATCTCAGCCATGGACTGAAGTACCGGATAGTCAGTTAGCAAACTTAAGACCCCGCTGGAGATTTACCACTGTATCTGCAACCCCGCTTGATGACGGCGCTATTATTACTGAGTTTGGCTATACCCCGGTAAGTAGTACAGAGATCAGAATTCTTTCTTCAGGGGTACTTTCTGATACCGGTACTTTAGTAGGTCTTTCCGGTAGCTTCCAAGTATACTATATTGATGACATGCCATCAATGGTATATAATAATACAGCTGCTACAGTATCTGCAACACCTACTACTATTTGGGTAAACTTAAACACAATTAATTTACCTAACCCACAAGAGTATGAATACGATGTTACCGCACCGTCTTACTCAAACACAATAGTGAGCCTTTCTTCCTATTTTTACGTGGAAAGTCTATCTGCAGACCATCTTAATGTTACTCTTAACGGGGAAGTTGCGTTTAATGAAACTTATTGGCCAGGGGTTGAAAGTAGATTTGTAACCACTGTTAATAGTAAAGTCTTATCTGGAACTGGTGAGTTTCTTTCGAATAAAATTTTATTAAACTACCCAGTATACTCTCCTAATACATATACTATTGTAGCGGTGTCAGGCACATCAGTTTCTGGTGTTAGTGCAATATTTAACACTAGCACCACCCCGACTTCTGCAAATATATTAAGATACACTATCAATAAGACCGATTCTTTAAACAGAAACACCGGTGGTTATTATATCGGTACATTTACTCCTTATACCACCGGTACTTTATTACTATCTGCAACTACAACCGCACTCATGGTAATATTGTTAGATTTATTACCAAGTACTACAACCGGGTTCAATCCTTTAACTATTTCTCCGGCTACCTCTTCTTTTAACTTAAAGCTAATTAGCGGTACAAGTGATTCGTTTAACGTAGTAGATTTTGACAGTGTTTATTTTGCTCGTAAGTTTGGAGCTGCATTTGATTATGGTGCGCAGTTAAAAGAATACGCTCTACAGCCCACCATCAATCAAAACGAAGTATTTTTTGATACCTATTTACCTGCAGTTGCCGGGGTAAGCGCTACCACTGAAGATACATTTGGTGGTGTAGTATTTGAAAAGATTGCAAACTTTGTACCTAACACCGTAGACATATCTAAGGCTAATGTATCTCAGTTTTACTCTCTAGCTCAAGCTCTAGGGGTTGAATTAGACAATTTTGACTATGATATACCACCTACATTGAGCCGTATTGTAGATACCTATTCTACCCAGCAAAGTACAGTGTGGGGTGCGCGTTCTCAATTTGCACGTAATTTTAGTAACAATACCCAACATGTAAATCTTGGTGCCCAGTTAAGCGGTTACAACATAGCAACAGCCATAGTTTCAGCTGGTCAAAAAATAGTAGTTAGCGATGTGTTTACTCCTCAAGTTTACGAGTTATTAGAGGTACCTGCTATTACTTCTTACAGTAGCATTTCAGCCCGCAATTTACAAAGCCTTTTCCCTGCTAATATTCAATACGCTACTTATCCAATTACAGTATACCCATTAAGTGCGTTTTTTGGTTGGGGTTTAAACACGCCTGTCGCAAATTATTATAGATTCTTTGTTTATAATGACACTGTAGATAACACCCAAAGTGAAGGCTTAATAAACTGGGATGATCCGTATACTACCTTGTCTGAAAACGCTTCAGCCCATGCAGAATGGGTTAAAGATGGTGGTACTCTCGAAACTATATACAATTACTACATCCACAAAGGATTAGGGTTAATTAAATAATAATATGGCTGTATTTAACACACTCAGTACACTCTCTACCCCTACTGGTACTAATACCGGGGAGGATTATAATGCTCCATATAGCTTCCAAGACTGGAAAGCCCGTAACACTAATATCTCTCCTAACGATTTGTTTAACCAGTATAATGCGTATTTAAAAAATTGGTATATTAACAGAAACGTAGCTAATGTTGTATCAGCTGATTACGTGAAGCAATATTACAAGACCTTTTTAAAGACCTTAGGTATTACTGCTCGTACAAATGCTGAAAAGCAGCTTTTTGAAAATGTAGACGTAGATGATCCCTCTAGCTTACAATCTGTTATTGTAGGATATGCCCGCCGGTTAAAAGATATTACCGTATACCTTGCTAACAAGCGTAATGATATATATTATAGTAAGCTAAAGAATAATCTTACTGGTACTTCCACTTCTTTAGAAAGAATATTTTATTCTTACTTGTTAAATGCGTTTACTCGCAAGACCACTCCAGACGGTATAATCACCACAAGCTTTATTGTAACGAGTCCAGACATTTTACAATCCTTACCGTACCTCAACACAATTACTCAGGACTTTAATATTCAAATTGAAGAAGTGTACGACACCAGTAACTACTTTGATAGAGACCCATCGGTGGCTGTAAGTACTTATACAGCTATAGCATCTGGTATACCGGATGCACTTTATTCGGCTAGTAGTTATAGTGTTCCTGAAGAATACTTAATTGCTAGTACAATTGAAGCAGTAGCTATAACTAATTCAACCTCAATGACAACCACTTTACCAGCTTATTGGACATTTATTGGAGATGGGTCTACAACGACCTATGCTTTAAGCAATCTTACCTCGTCTGCAGCCTGGGACTATCAAGTAACTATAGAAGGTGTGGTACAAACTCCAAATGATAGCTATACAATTAGCACTATCAATCAAAATATCGTGTTCAGTGAGCCACCTCCAGTTAACGGTGTAATTGTAATTGTTAAACGCTACTAATATGGCTATTTTAAAAGTAAACGAAAATATGTTAGATTTAAACTCGCAGTCTAAGACTAGCGGGTATAGCGGTTCATCTGGTTTTTCCGGTTACAGTGGAGATAACCCAGGCTCTTCCGGTTACTCCGGTATTTCTGGTTATTCCGGGGAGCAAGGTCAAATAGGCATATCAGGTAAGTCGGGTTATTCCGGTAAAGGTGTATCAGGCTATTCAGGTCAAAGCACTTCCGGTTATAGTGGTATTTCTGGTTATTCCGGATCAGGTATTTCCGGTTATTCTGGTGTAGGTATTTCTGGTTACTCTGGAGCTGCGGGATCAAGTGGTTATTCAGGGTATTCTGGAACATCTGGTTACTCAGGTTATTCTGGTTCAGCGGGCGCATCTGCAGCATCAGGTTATTCTGGTATTAGCGGTTATAGTGGTATTGGTACTAGTGGATATAGCGGTTATAGTGGGGTTTCTGGTTATTCCGGTAACAGCACTTCCGGTTTTTCAGGTATTAGCGGTTATAGCAGTTATTCAGGTTATAGTGGCACATCTGGCTACAGTGGTATATCCGGATATTCTGGTATTAGCGGGTATAGCGGCTCTGGAGTGAGTGGTTATAGTGGAGAGAGCGGTTATTCAGGTACATCCGGTTATAGTGGTATTGGTACTTCCGGTTATTCTGGTGACAGCACTTCTGGTTATTCCGGTATATCAGGTTACTCGGGCATCTCTGGTTATTCCGGTCTTTCAGGTTATAGTGGCTCTGGTGTAAGTGGGTATAGCGGTGTATCAGGGTATTCAGGTACATCCGGTTATAGTGGTATTGGTACTTCCGGTTATTCTGGTATATCAGGCTACTCGGGTATTTCTGGCTATTCGGGTCTTTCGGGTTATAGTGGCTCTGGTGTAAGTGGATACAGCGGTGTATCAGGGTATTCAGGTACATCCGGTTATAGTGGTATTGGTACTTCTGGGTATTCCGGAGACAGTACTTCCGGTTATTCCGGTTACTCTGGTATATCTGGTTATAGCGGTATTTCAGGCTACTCTGGTACAGGTGTTTCTGGTTACTCCGGTATATCAGGCTATTCTGGTGCAACCGGCACAGGTGGCGCAATTGGTTATTGGGGTTCATTCTGGGATACCACAAATCAAACGGCAGTAGCTCTTAATACTCCTCAAGCTGTAACACTGAATAGCTACGATACCGATAGTAATGCGGTTTCTGTGGTTTCTGGAAGTCGAGTAACATTTACAAATCAGGGTGTTTATAGCATCACATTTTCCGTTCAATTAACGAATCGAAGCACGGCGAATGGTCCAACTCAATTCTTCCTTAAAAAGAATGGAGCAATTCTTGCAGATACAAATTCTCATTTTGATG